ACTACAGCATTTGTGCAGGCAGCGGTTACTGGTTTATTAGAATTCAAAGGAGGATTCAATGCTTCAACTGGAGCAATAACATCAGGTTCTAATAGTGGTCTATTTTTATGGGGAGCAACAAGAGTAGCTTTAGAGATCGGAGACTATTATGTAGCGACTGTCGCGGGGGATTTTTATGGAGACGTGCTTTATCCTTTAACACCAGGCGATTCTGTTATAGCTACAGTAGCAAGAGCGGTTAATACTTCATTGGTTACGGATTGGTCTGTAATACAATCGGATACAGATTTAGCTACACTAACAACAGTTGGTATAGGCAATGTAAATGCTGGATCAGGAATAGCTGTAAGTTACTTAAATGGAACAGCTACAGTATCTACAACCGATTTTGGATTAAGAGGTAAAAAAATTATATTATCTGTTGGAACTGGTATAACAAAAGTTGTGTCGGGGGGATTAACTACATTTACTATAAACTTGGCATCGGCATGGGCTGCGGGGATAGAGGCTTCTAATGTAATATGTGAAGTTATAGATAATGCTTCATTTTTAACAGTATATGCGGAAGTAGGTAGAACATCGGCCGTAAGCACTAATTTAACGGTATCTATGACTGGTACTGTTGCGGATGGTTTATATTATGTACTTCTTCAAAATATAGAATAATAAAACAATAAAATTAAATGGCAATACAATTTATAAAAGGTGTTATTGTAAACGGGGATCTTACGGCTACTAGGCTAATAAAGATTGATGGCACATCCAGTCAATTTTTAAAGGCGGATGGTTCTGTTGATTCTACTGGGTATTTATCATCTGTAGGTTTAACTATGCCTGTAGCGTTTAGTGTGGCTAATAGCCCTTTGACGGCAAATGGCACTTTAGAGGTTACCGCGATAGGTACTGCTTCACAATATATTAGAGGAGATGGGCAATTGGCTACATTACCAGCGAGTGGTGGTGGCGGTGGTTCATCAGTATTTTATTATCTTAATGGTTCGGTGGATGCATCGGTTGCTACTTATAAGCAAATGGATAATACTCCTGTAATTGGCGGAGGTACTGATTTTAATTTAGTAGGCAACGGATTAATTGCTCAATTCTTAACTGATATTGGAAATCCAAATAGAATACAAATACCAGGAGGAGCTTGGAACTTTGAGATGTTTTTTAATATGTCATCTGTTGGTGGTAATACAAAATTCTATGTTGAATTATTAAAATATAATGGAGCAACCTTTACTTCAATTGCAAGTAATATTACAGTGCCTGAAGAAATAACTGGCGGTACATCTGTAGATTTATATTTAACTTCAATTGCTGTCCCAGAAACTGTTTTATTAACTACGGATAGATTAGCCATTAGGGTTTACATTGTTGATAACTCTGGAGGTAGAACAGCCACCTTACATACTGAGGATAATACGTTATGTCAAGTAACAACCACATTTTCGGCAGGTGTAACTTCTATTAATGGACTAACTGAGAATACTCAATATTTAGCGGTTGGAACGAGTGGTACAGACTTTAATATTTCAAGTTTATTAGATACGCACACGTTTAATTTACCAACAGCATCGTCAACTAAAAGAGGAGCATTAAGTTTTACAGATTGGCTTATTTTTAATAGTAAAATTAGCGGTTTAGGGACAGCAAATTATATTTCTAAATTTACAGCAGTTGGAACAACAATAGGTAACAGTTTAATCTATGATAATGGAAGTAATGTAGGTATTGGAACTACTGCTCCATCATCTAAATTAACCGTTACTTCCAGTACAAATGAAGCCTTATATGTATATTCAACTGGGGGAACAGGTGCTACATTAGGCACTTCAGATTATAGAGCATTATACGCGATAAATAATTCTGTATTAAATCCTACTATCTATGCTATAAATATTGGAGCAGGCCCTATACTTAGTTTATTTAATAATTCAGCTACAAATGTGTTTCACGTTCTTAATAACGGTAACGTAGGTATTGGAAACACATCACCAGTTGAAAAATTAGATGTTAGTGGGAATATATTTATGGGAGGTGGTGGAGGTAGAACACTAACCCTCCAAGCCAGCGGTGCTGGGGGTACTGAAATAAAACTACTACCAAATACTACAGCAGGTTATGCTAGAATAAACGTAGGTAATACAAATCAGCCATTAGATTTCCAAATGAATAATGCTGATGTAATGAGAATTACACAGGCAGGCAACGTAGGTATTGGAACTACAAGTCCAAGTGCTAAACTTGATGTTAATGGACATATAAACGTAACAAGTGCTGCAATAAATTTTGCAGGTAGTGGTTCGCCATTAAATACAGACCCTGCAATTTACAGAGTAGGTGGAGTTAATGATTTAGCTTTTGCTATTGGTTTAACTGAAAAAATGCGTATTACAACATCAGGCAACGTTGGTATTGGAACGACAAGTCCAGCATATAAATTAGATGTTGCTGGTTCTTCAAGGGTACAAGGGAATTTATATTTGAATGGAAATATAGAGTATAACGGTTTAATTGGTTCGGATTTTTATATCAGTACAGTTCAAGGGGGCGGAATGATTTATCAAGCAGACCAAAATGGGCATAGATTTCAAACTTATTCAGGAGCTTGGCTTGACAGATTAATAATCACAGATGGTGGCAACGTAGGTATTGGAACTACAAGTCCAGTTGTTAAGTTGCATATAACCGCTCCTGCTACTTTAAGTAATAATATAGAAATGCTTAGAATAACAGATGGTAGTTATGCTGATTTTAAAATATTATTAAATAGAGTATCATCGTTAGCTACATCTATAAGTGTAGTAAATACTGCTGCCGGCAATATGTCTTTTGAGACTTCAAACACCGAAAGAATGCGTATCACTTCAGCAGGTAACGTAGGTATAGGAACGACAAGTCCAAGCGTAGCCTTAGACTTTGGGAATGTAACAGGCAAAGCTTTTCATCTATATACATCAGGTTTAGATTATTATGGGCTTAATATGGCTCAATATGATGGTGGAGGTTTTTCTACTAACATATTTTCTGGAAATGGTGGAGATGTAAAAATTAGAACTGCTTCGGGCACTTCTACACAAAGCACTAGAATGATTATCACTTCAGCTGGTAACGTTGGAATTGGAACAACAAGTCCAGCTTACAAATTACAGGTTGTAAATTCAGGTAATACATTATTACAATTAAATGGAAATAATACAGCAGGTACAATAGACACAGGATTTACAATAAGTGCTGACGATTCTAAAAATATTTTTTTATATCAAAGAGAAAATGCAAGTACTATATTTGGTACAAATAACGCTGAACGAATGCGTATTACTCCTGCAGGCAACGTAGGTATCGGAACTACTAATCCAACAGCTAAACTTCACGTTGTTGGAATGGTTGAATATGCAACAAATGCTTTGGCAATTGCAGGAGGTTTAACAGTAGGAGCTTTTTATCATACAGGTGGAGTAGTTAAAGTAGTAATATAACAAATAAATAAATAAAAATGACAAAATTTGATTGGATTATTTCAGCAATGGAATGTAAAGTAAAAGAGGACAATTTATCAGATGTGGTAATATTAGTTCATTGGAGGTATAACGCTGCAAGCGTAGTTGAAGAGAAAGAATACTTTGCTGATACTTATGGAGCAACATCTGTACCAATGCCTACAGGAGAAGATTTTACTCCTTATGCAGAATTGACAAAGGACCAAGTAACAGGGTGGTTAGAAGGGCTTTTAGACGTACCTGCAATGCAGTTGCAACTAGAGGCAAATATAGAATTACAAATTAATCCTATAGATGTAACACTTCCTCCACCATTCCCAAATAATTAATACAAGTGAGTACCAAAGAAAAGATAGATTTATACTTAAGCAAATGGGTAAGTAGAAAATTGATGGTATTTGTAGTTGCATGCTCTGGATTATTTTCAGGGCATTTAACCTCAACCGATTGGGTTATTATTGCAACGGCTTATATTAGCATTCAAGGGTTTACAGACATTGTTAAAAAATTAAAAACATAATGGATCAGGGTTCAGTACGATTATACATATTAAATGCTTTAACTATTTACTTAAGCTTTACAAAATTGGAGACCACACTAAAAATACTATTACTATTAATATCAATAGTATATACTAGTATGAAAATATATGATTGGGTATTAATTAGATTAAATAAAAAAGATGGTAATAACAGTAAAGAGACTTTACAAGACTGATAATTCTACAATAGGTGAATTACTAATAGATGGGATATTTGAATGCTTTACCTTAGAAGATAAAGAAAGACCTGTTAAGATTAAAGGGGAAACTGCGATACCTAAAGGAACGTATAGAGTGATTATAAATGAATCTAATAGGTTCAAAAGATTATTGCCTTTATTGATCGATGTCCCCAATTTTGAAGGGGTTCGTATACATAGTGGAAATTCTAATCACGATACCGAAGGATGCATATTAGTGGGTCAAACTAGAAATAAAAACTATATAGGACAATCTAGAAAAGCTTTTGATAAACTATTCAAAAAAATGCAAGTCGCAAAAAACATAACATTAACTATTATATCCTAATGAAAAGAATTATATTCCTTATATCAATGCTTGTACTAATATCTTGTGGCGCTCGTAAAACAAACATTACGAAAACAGATATTAAAAAGGATAGTATTGTTGAAACAAAAGTTATAGTTACAACTGTAGAAACAAAAGAAAAAACAGATTCTACAAACATAGTTACAACAATTGACAGTAGTGAAATTGTTATAACTCCTATTGATTCAAGTAAAACAATTATCGTTGATGGTAAAAGTTATAAAAACGTTGTTTTAAAGATTAAAAAGATTAAAGCTAATAGTTTATACGTAAACAATAAGAAAGAGTCAGAAACAAAGCATATGGACTCCACGGCGACTGCTAAGGTAGAAGTAAAAGAACAAGCAACTAATAAAACAAAAGTAATAGACAAAAAAGCAAACTATTGGTTTTTATTTTATTGGTTAATATTAATATTAATTTTATATTTATTATGGCGAAACAAACATCGAGTATTCAACGTGTTGTAAAAAGTGTGTCAAGACCTGGAATTCATTCAAAATCTAAAACTTCGAAACTTAAAACTTCTAAGTTATATAAAAAAGCATATAGCGGACAAGGAAAGTAAAAAATACAAAATATAAGTAATATATATACTATATCAAATTAAATAAAATCAAATATGTCAGATGCAATAGTAAAGAATCTTAGTTTTGGGTTAGAGGCTCAAAATAAAGTTTTTGAAGGCGTTACAAAATTAACAAAAGCAGTAAGTTCAACCTTAGGTGCTGGCGGTAAATGTGTAATGTTAGAAGATAGTCAAGGTAGACCAATTATTACAAAAGATGGTGTAACGGTAGCGGATAGTATTATCTTGTTAGATCCAGTAGAAAATATGGGGGCAAGACTTTTAAAAGAGGCGGCTCGCAAAACAGTTAAAGAAGCCGGAGACGGAACTACAACTGCAACAGTATTAGCTCACGCAATTTTAGAGGAGGCTTATAAAGTACAATCTAAAACCAACGCTAGAGAGTTAAAGAATGGGATTGAATTAATGACTGAAGCGGTTATAACCTATCTAGAGTCTATCGCTGTCCCGGTTACAGGAGATATGATTGACAATATTGCGACTATATCCACAAATAATGATCCAGTGCTTGGTAAAATTATTGCCGATGCTTTTAGATCCGTTGGGGAAACCGGTATTGTTATGATGGAAACATCATCAAATGCAGAGACAGAAATAGAAGTTATTGAAGGCGTTCAATATGATAAAGGTTTAGTTAATTCAAATTTTATAACTAATCCTAGTAAAAGAACATCAGAGCTAGATAATCCTGTAGTTTTAATTATTGAGTCTCCAGTTGAAGGTATTAGACAAATACAATCAGTATTAGAATATGTAATTAAAACAAACCGTTCTTTATTGATTATTGCAGATATAGAAACAAATGTTTTATCTGCTTTAGCAATGAACAAAGTTAAAGGTAATATAAAAGTAAATGTAATTAATGCGCCAACTTATGGTGTTAATAAAAAGGATACATTAGCAGATCTTGCTTTATTAACTGGTGCAACAATTATAAACGAAGACTTAGGTGACGATATGGATTTAATCCAGCCAGAGCACTTAGGCACTTGCTTAAAAAGTATTACAGACGATTTTGAAACTATAATTCAGGTTGGTGGAGTTACTGAAGAAATTCAAGTATTAATTGATTCAATTAAAGAACAACTAGAAGGTAAACTTAGTCCTGGTGAAGTTATTAGATTAGAAAAAAGATTAGCTAGACTATCTGCAAAGGTAGCTATTGTAAAAGTAGGTGCTAATTCAGATATAGAATTAAAAGAAAAAGCAGATAGAGTTGAAGATGCAATTTGCGCAACTAAAGCCGCTATTAAGGAGGGGATTGTACCGGGCGGCGGAATTGCTTTGTTAGATGCGTCAAAAAACTTTGGCGTACCAGATATAGGTGGAGAGGTTTTGTTAAAAGCCATTCAAGCCCCGTATAAAACAATATTAAACAATGCCGGTATTAGTTACGCAATAGAGCTCAGTGCTGATGGACATGGTTTAAATGTTATTACGGGCGAATATGTCAACATGATTGAAGAGGGAATTATTGACCCATTATTGGTTACCAAATCCGCATTAAGAAATGCATCGTCTGTAGCTGTTACAATATTATCAACTGATTGTGTAATTAATAACTTACGCGTATCATGAAAGCAATAGGTAGCAACATTATAATATCTGTGAAGAAAACAGGTCTTAGTAAAACAGAGGGCGGTCTAATTTTAGCAGAAAAAGATAAAGAGAATATAAGATATAAAGAAGCTATTATAGTTTCTATAAGCGAAGAGATAAAATCATTAAATGTTGGCGATATTATTTATTATGATAAAAGCGCAGGTCATGGAATAGATTTTGAAGGTAATGATTACAAGGTTATAAAATTGCAAGATGTTGTAATTGTTTTATGAGAAAGCTAGAGGCAAGGGATGTAAAAAATCTTGGGCTATTAAAACATTATCGTTTAATACGTAGATGGGCTTGTAGAAACAATGGTTTAACCGATGCAGATCTGGAGTTATTAATATACTTTGATTGCATGGAGTTTTTCACAAAGCAAGATTATAAGATTGGTACATATGCATATAGTTGGGACAATAAACGCTGGAACAATTTGTTAAAAGAAGGGTGGATAGTAGTATGGCGGAATAGAAACCATACAACCCAAAAGTATAACATATATAAAGTTTCATTTAAGTGTAAACAACTAATAAGTAGAATGTATCGTATAATGCTTGGTGATGAAGATGTGCCAACAAGTAATCATAGAAACACTATAATGCGAGGTAAAACATATACCGATAAAGTATTACAAGTTGCAATTAATCACGTTAATAAAGATAAAACAAGATGATAGACAATACAAATTTACAAAACCCAATTGCCACGGATATGAATGCCGTACAGACTCAATCGCCAATTAATCCTAGAATTAAACCTTCTGGAGCACCGGTTGCATTTTCGCCTAAGTCACAAAATACAATTATGAGTGCTTTTGGAAATCCTGTTGCAAATTCATATGATAGAACTATGGATGGGCCTGTGCCAATTCCTCAACCTATCATTGATTCAAATGTACCAACAAGTAATTTTTATAATACATAAATAATAAACAATGAATATAAACGCAAAAAAACATCCATCTCATCCACTTGATAGAGAAGCCGCTATGAGTGGCGTTGGAGCAACCGCAATATGGGACGGTCCTTTTGATTCAACAGGATTGCCTAAAGGTAAAGGATCTAGTTCTGGTAAGAATGGTATTAAACTTAGGTTTGATGAGCCAATCTGTGAGGGAGGGTCTATTATGCAAAGAGTAAAAGCAAAACAATAATAAAAAAAGATATGGCAACTAAAAAAATTGTAGAAAAGAAAACAGGAGAAAAATATACTTCTAAAGGAGCAAAAGCAAAACACGAAAAGACTGAGTCTAAAGCTGAAATGAAAAAAGAGTATGGCAAGGTTAAATCACCGGTAAAACAAATTAGTGGTGCAATGGGCGCTGCTAAGTCTGCTGTTAAAACCGCTGTTAAGTCTATTGCTACAGCGGCAAAAAGTAAAGCGGTAACTCCTGCTAAAATGAAGAAGTGCTAAATGGCATTTAAAATGGTTACTCCTCCGTATGGAATGGATAATACTCCAATCTATAGTATGGACATGGAAGATAATATATTGGGCATGGCTCAATCAAATGGGACCATTTTAATAAACAAAAATATATCTCCATTAGAATTACGTAAAAGTAAAACTATATCTCATGAAAAGGTACATATAAACCAAATGAGAAGAGGTGATTTATCTTATACCGATAATGATGTTACATGGAAAGGTAAAAAGTATTCTAGAGCAACTATGGAAGAAGGCAACAAAAAATTACCTTGGGAAATGGAAGCATATAAAAAACAATAAACACGCGTAATAATAATATTATATAAATCTAATATTATTTAATTATGAAAAAATTACTTTTGATTACGGCGTTTGCTTTATTAAGTCTAACAATTTCGGCTCAATCTAAAATTAGTATAGATAATTTAATTGGATATTGGGAACCTAACCGTCACGCTTCACAAACCGTGTTTTGGAAAGATACTCAGAATAGATTACAACTAGTACAGTTTAGCACTGTAGATGGAGGTATATTAAGACTTATTTCTATGAAGATTGTAAATGATACTTTAGTTGTTAAAACAATTAGAGACGAGAATAAATGGGAAGTTGAAAGTTCCTATACATTTATTGGTAAAGACACCTTACAATGCATCGTTAAAGGGCCTATAAATGGTACAATAGTATATACAAAAATAAAATAACTAACAAAAAAAATAAAACAAAATGGCATTTAAACAATCTCCAGGTAGAGGCAACTACGCAAAAACAGGTCATGGACTTCCTTCCCCTTTAAGACAAGAAGAACCAAAAACAGCTAAAATGAAAGCTCAAGTAGCTAAGAAAGAAGCAGTTGGGCCAACTTACAAAGAACAAACAGCTGCTGAAAAATTTGCAAGCAAAGCTCCAGGGACTGGATTAATGGGCGGTACTGAAACTGATATTCAATCAGGAATGACTAAAGCAAAAGAGTATGAAAAGAAATTAGTTACTCAACCAAGTGGAGATACTTTTATTACAACTAGCGGTGGAAAAACAATTGCTTCAGCAAAGTTTAATCCTCATGGAAATAAAGAAGTAGAAGCATTAAAGAAAAAATATGAGTCTGAAAAATCTTCTACTAAAGATGCTAGAAAAGCAAATGTAGTTGCTCAAAATTATAGATTAAAATTAGCAGGAAATAAATAAAAAATAAATAAATAAACAATTAAATTAAATAAAATGGAAATTACAAAACAAATTACAGCGGAGCAATTAGAGAAAATCGTAGCGGGACAAAAAGATTTGTCAGCAATCTTAACAAACATTGGTGTATTAGAATCGCAAAAGCATTCCCTATTACATCAATTAGCAGATTTAAATAAACTAGTTGAGGATTTCAAAGCTGAATTAGAAACAGAATATGGGCCAATCAATATTAATTTAGAGGATGGGTCTTATACTGAAATTGAAACTTCAGAAGTAGTAGAATAATGAATTCAATTATTCGCAAGATAAGTATTGGAGCAGACTATAAGAATGAGGCAATGCATTATTCTGTAGGGCAAAATGTTTATGGCGGGCACGAAATTTCACATATACTATTAGAAGAAGAAGATCGTTCATATAATATATATATTAAAAAAGACAATGAGGTAATGCCATGGAAGAAGTTTAATTCTAACATGGCAATATCCGTTGAATACGATTTAGAGTATTAAGGTGAGAGGTGTCTTCGATTTCATAGTTAAACCTGTGGGGTCTAGATATGAAAATAGTATTGAGGTTGAAGGTAAAGAATTAATTCTTAATACTAAGATAGAAACTTTCAAATCTGTTAACAATATAGCTGAAGTGATTTCAATTCCATTAGCATATAAAACAGATATAAAAGTAGGTGATACCGTAATTATACATCATAATGTTTTTAGAAGATTTTATGATATAAAAGGTAAACAAAAAAATAGTAGAGCATACTTCAAAGAGGATTTGTACTTTTGTAGCGCGGATCAAATCTACTTATATAAAACAGATACACATTGGAGATCATTTGGAGATAGATGTTTTGTTAAACCATTAAAAAATATAGACCATTTAAAGCTTGATAAAGAGCGTAAACTTATTGGTATATTAAAATATGGTAATGACTCTTTAAAAGAGTTAAAAATCAATCCTGGGGACTTAGTGGGTTATACTCCTTTCGGAGAATACGAATTCATTATAGACAACCAGAGATTATATTGTATGAAATCTAATGATATTGTTATTAAGTATGGATATAAAGGAGACGAAGAGGAGTATTGTGGCCGCGGGACATAAAGCAGTTCTTGAGTTAATTAAAGTCGCGGAAGAAGCAATATTAAATAACGGAGAAGATGATTTGAGCGCAGACAAATTAAAGAATGCCGCTGCAACTAAAAAGCTAGCAATCTTTGATGCTTTTGAAATTCTTAATAGAATAGAAGAAGAGGAGAGAATGTTAGAAGAGAGCGAAAAGGATCCTAATACTAAAGTATTCAAAGGATTTGCAGAAGGGAGATCTAGATAATGTACGAGCAAACACTTTACAGAGTGCTGCCAGATCATATAAAACCTGGTGTCATAAAGAAAACAAATCGTTATAACAATTGGAAGTATGGGTATAATAAAGACCATGATGTGGTTGTTATTAGTAAGACTGGAAAGATTGGTGAAATTATTGAAATCCAAAATCTAAAAATAGCATTACCATTATTAGAAAATTCATATAAAAAATCTGATAAAAGAGAACAACAATACTGGAAGCAATTAGAGGTTCCTAAAGAATTAGAAAAAATAAAGAATGTATTTGATTGGAATAAATATCCTGATACATTTAAAGAGAAGTATTACGACTATATAGACAATGAGTTTAAATATAGGGACGAGGGTTTCTCATTTTATAGCAATGGTTCTCCAACATATATAACAGGTACACATTACATGTACTTGCAATGGAGTAAGATTGATGTAGGTGCGCCAGATTTTAGAGAATCTAATAGATTATTCTTTATATTTTGGGAAGCTTGCAAGGCGGATACTAGGTGTTATGGTATGTGCTATTTAAAGAATAGACGTTCTGGATTTTCATTTATGTCATCTGCTGAATTAGTTAATATAGCTACGATGTCTAGCGATTCAAGATTTGGTATATTATCAAAGACTGGATCCGATGCTAAGACAATGTTTACAGATAAGGTTGTGCCTATCTCACTTAACTACCCTTTCTTTTTTAAACCTATCCAAGATGGTATGGATAGACCTAAAACAGAACTTGCATATCGAGTACCTGCTTCAAAGTTTACAAGAAGAAAGTTAGATAACAGCGAATCTGCGGATGAATTAGCAGGATTAGACACGACTATTGACTGGAAGAATACTGGAGACAATAGTTATGATGGTGAAAAATTAAAAATATTAGTTCAGGATGAGGCCGCTAAATGGTTGAAACCTGATAATATTCTTAACAACTGGCGTGTTACTAAGACTTGTTTAAGATTAGGTAGCAAGATTGTTGGTAAATGTATGATGGGGTCTACCTCAAATGCATTAGACAAAGGGGGATCTAATTATAAAAAACTATATTATGACTCAGATGTTGAGAAAAGAAACCGCAATGGACAGACTAGCTCAGGATTATATAGTTTGTTCATACCTATGGAATGGTCGTTCGAGGGATTCATTGATACTTATGGCCTACCTGTATTCGATACGCCAGAAAAACCAATCAAAGGAGTTGACGGGAATGAAATAGATTGTGGAGTTATTGAGCATTGGCAAAATGAAGTAGATGGTTTAAAATCAGATTCTGATGGATTAAACGAATACTACAGACAGTTTCCAAGAACAGAACAACATGCGTTTAGAGACGAAACAAAACAATCATTGTTTAATCTTACTAAGATATACGAACAGATTGATTATAATGATGATTTAAGAAATACCGGTGTTCTAACTAAAGGTAGTTTCCAATGGTCAAATGGTATACTTGATTCTAAGGTAGATTTTTATCCAAATAAAGATGGTAGATTTCTAATATCTTGGGTACCTCCTAAGCATTTGCAAAACCGCGTAATAATAAAGGATGGATACAAATATCCAGGTAATGAACACTGTGGCGCATTTGGATGCGATAGTTATGATATATCTGGGACTGTAGACAATAGAGGTTCTAATGGTGCATTACATGGGTTGACAAAATTCTCTATGGAAGATGTACCGCCTAACCATTTCTTTTTAGAATATATAGCTAGACCTCAAACAGCAGAAATCTTTTTTGAAGAAATATTAATGGCTTGTGTATTTTATGGTATGCCAATTTTGGCAGAGAATAACAAAGCAAGATTGTTGTATCATTTTAAAAGAAGAGGCTATAGAGGGTTTTCAATGAATAGACCTGATAAAATTTGGAATAAATTATCGCCAGCAGAAAAAGAAATTGGAGGTATACCAAACTCGGGCCAAGATATTATACAAGCGCATGCCGCGGCAATAGAAACTTATATAGAAAACTTTGTAGGTTATAATACTGATTCTCATGGGGATATGTATTTTCAAAAAACATTAGAAGACTGGGCCAGATTTAATATAAATGATAGAACAAAACATGATGCTTCTATTAGTTCAGGATTGGCCATAATGGCATGTAATAAGCATATGTATACCCCAACAAGTACCTTTCAAAAAGACGCGGTTTCTTTAGGGTTCAAAAGATATAATAATGATGGTCATAGTTCAAAAATAATATAATAGATGATTTATACAAATAGTAATAGTTCTTTCCCTAGCCAGGTGGTACCTGATGAAGAAAAACAAAGTTATGAATATGGTGCTTTAGTTGGCAGAGCTATTGAAAACGAATGGTTTAGAGGAGATCGCGTTGGCGGTGGAGTTGGAAACCGTTGGGGATCTAACTGGCAAAACTTTCATAGACTTAGACTTTACGCAAGGGGCGAGCAACCTGTACAAAAATATAAAGATGAATTATCTATAAATGGTGATTTATCATATCTTAATTTAGATTGGAAACCTATTCCTATTATACCTAAATTTGTAGATATTGTCGTTAATGGATTAAGTAATAAGAGTTATGAGATTAAAGCTTATGCTCAAGATCCTGAAGCAACAAAACAAAAAACAGACTATGCCGCTGGTATATTAAGAGACATGATGGCTAAAGAGTTATTGGATGAGATCCAATCAAAATTAGGAGCTAACTTATATAATACGCTTGATCCAAGCAAATTACCAGAGACTACTGAAGAACTTGAAATACATTTGCAATTAGATTATAAACAATCTATTGAAATCGCAGAAGAAGAAGTAATTAATCAAATATTAGATACTAATAAATATGATTTAGTTAGTAAAAGGCTAAACTATGATTTAACAGTATTAGGTATTGCAGCTGCAAAAACAAATTGGAACCCGGCAAATGGTATTACAATTGACTGGGTAGATCCCGCGACATTAGTTTATTCTTATACAGAAGATCCAAACTTTGAAGATATTTATTATGTTGGGGAGGTTAAGTCTATTAGTTTAGAAGAATTAAAAAAACAATTTCCACATTTATCTGATGCAGATTTAAAAGAAATAGAAAAATATCCTGGAGATGTTAATTACACTCGTAATTATTATGGACAGGACCAAAGTGATAATACAGTACAAGTACTTTACTTTGAATATAAAACTTATTCAAACCAGGTATTTAAGATTAAACAAACAGAGCAAGGATTAGAGAAAGCATTAGAGAAACCTGATACTTTTAATCCGCCAACAAGTGATAACTTTGAAAGAGTATCCAGAACAATTGAGGTATTATATTCAGGAGCAAAGATTTTAGGATTTGAAAAAATGCTAGAATGGAAATTAGCCGAGAATATGACTAGGCCCTATGCTGATACTACTAAAGTAGAAATGAATTATGCTATTTGTGCACCTAGAATGTATAAAGGTAAGATTGAATCTTTAGTAAGTAGAATTACTACATTTGCCGATATGATTCAGTTAACACATTTAAAACTACAACAAGTACTATCTAGAATGGTGCCAGATGGAGTTTTTGTAGATGTAGATGGCTTAGCGGAAGTTGATTTAGGGAATGGTACAAATTACAATGCTGCTGAAGCTTTAAATATGTATTTTCAAACTGGTAGTATTGTTGGTAGATCGCAATCGCAAGATGGCGGAATGAATCCGGGCAAAGTGCCAATTCAAGAATTACAAACATCGTCAGGTAACGCTAAGATAAGTTCTTTAATATCTACTTACCAGTATTACTTACAAATGATTCGTGATGTAACCGGATTGAATGAAGCAAGAGATGGTAGTTCACCAGATAGAGACGCGTTAGTAGGATTACAAAAAATGGCTGCCGCAAATTCAAATACATCAACTCGTCATATTAAAGACGCTAGTCTATTCTTAACATTAAGAGTATGTGAGAATGTATCCTTAAGGATTAGTGATTCTTTAAACTTTCCTTTAACAAGACAATCTTTAATTGAAAGTATATCTATATCTAATGTGGAAACACTAAAAGAAATTGTAAACTTAAACTTACATGACTTTGGTATCTTCTTAGAGTTGGAACCAGAAGATGAAGAAAAAGCGCAGCTAGAACAAAACATACAAATGTCTTTACAGACAGGCAGTATAGATCTAGAGGATGCTATTGATTTAAGAGAAATTAAAAATCTTAAACTTGCTAATCAATCTTTAAAATATAAAAGAAAGAAAAAACAAGAACAAGTACAAGCAAATCAACAAGCGAATATACAAGCACAAGCGCAAGCAAACGCTCAAGCATCTGAAGCCGCTGCATTAGCAGAGGTACAAAAGCAACAAGCGTTAGCGCAAACCGAGATTCAAATATTACAATCAAAATCTCAATTTGAAATACAAAGAATGCAACAGGAGTTATTGATTGAGAAACAAAAGATGGCTCAGAAGTTTGAGTATGATATGCAACTTGCCCAAGTACAGTTAGGTATTGCTCAGCAAAAACAAACACAGGCAGAAGATCGTAAAGATCAAAGAACAAAAATACAAGCAACACAACAATCGGAATTAATAGACCAAAGAAAAAATAATTCTATGCCTAAGGATTTTGAATCTTCTTATGATGATTTATCAGGGTTCGGAATGTAAAGAATTTTATTAACCAATTTTATATTATTATATTATGTCAGAACAAGTAAGACAAGAAGGGGAGTTTAAACTTCAAAAGAAAAAAGCTCCTATGAAAAAGTTAGATAAACCTAATGTAGTTTCAAAAGTAGATTTAACAACTAAACCAATTATAGATGCCGTTCAAGAGCAAAGCACAAATGAAAGCGTGTTGGTCAATCAAGAGCCCAAAGTGGGATTGCAAGAAGTGGGCGAAGGAAACTCCGTCAACATCCAAGTTGCCAATGAAGTTAATCAAGAAGAAGTAGTTACTGTAATTCAAGAGATAACTCAGGAAGAAGTTAATACTGCTGCTGAAACATTGATTGAAGAAACAAACAAAGCTATTGAAAAGGCTGAAATAACCGGTAAACCATTGCCAGAAAACGTTGAAAAATTAGTTTCTTTTATGGAAGAGACTGGTGGAACGGTTGAAGACTATGTCAGATTAAACGCCGATTATTCTTCTATTAGTAGTGAAAAATTATTAAAAGAATATTATAAAAAGTCGAGACCACATTTAGACGCCGAAGAGATTGATTTCTTAATGGAAGATGAATTTAGTTATGACGAAGACGAAGATGATGAGCGAGACATCAGAAAAAAGAAACTCGCATTCAAAGAAGAAGTTGCAAAAGCTAAAAACTTTTTAGAAGATCTTAAAGGTAAATATTACGAGGAAATCAAGTTGAGACCTGGAGTTACCAAAGAACAACAAAAAGCTACAGACTTTTTTAACCGATACAATGAAGAACAAACATACGTGGAAACACAACACTCTAAGTTTAAAGACGACACTAAGGGTTTTTTCTCTCAAGACTTCAAAGGTTTTGATTTCAAGATAGGAGAAAAGAATTTTAGATATGGCGTACAGAATGCAGAAGTTGTGGCAGATAAACAATCAAACATTACAAACCTGGTTAAGAAGTTCTTAAACGATAAAGGTGAAGTTACAGATTTGAAAGGATATCACAAAGCTATGTATGGCGCTGAGAATATAGATACTATTGCAAGTCATTTTTATGAACAAGGTAAAGCCGATGCGATTAAAGAGGTTGTTGCAAAATCTAATAATACTACAACTACCCCAAGACAAACGTCAACAGGTGAGATATTTATTAATGGATTAAAAGTAAAAGCAATTAACGGCGTAGATTCTACAAAATTAAAAATTAAAAAATTTAACAATTAAAACTTAAACAATTATGGCAGCAATTACGCCTACGTTTGGAAGTATAGTTCCTTCTCAGAAGCAACAAGCTTTAAACACAAATTATTTGAATTTCACGGATCCAACTAATCCTGATTTTTCATCTTTCGCGCAGCAATACTTACCTGAAATCTACGAAGCTGAAGTAGAGCGTTACGGAAACAGAACTCTTTCTGGATTCTTACGTATGGTAGGAGCAGAAATGCCAATGTCTTCTGATCAAGTTATCTGGTCAGAACAAAATAGATTACACGTTGCTTACAATGATGTTGAGATTATCGATGGTAATACCATTAGTATTCCTGTAGACGTTACTCCGGCAAATCCTGCTGATTATGTAGCTAACGTGCTTTCTATCAACCAAACAATCGTTATTATGAACCCTGCTACAGGTGTTGAATTAAAAGCAATTGTAACTAACAAACCAACTGCTGATAATGGGACTGTAGATGTAGCTTCTTATACTACTGCTGCTTTGACTCCAACATTCACTGCTGGTGATTTAGTTAAAATCTTCGTTTTTGGTTCTGAGTATGCTAAAGGTTCTACTTTGGCTGGAGATGATTACCAATCAATTACACCTTCTTTCACTCAATTTTCTAACTCTCCAATCATTATCCGTAACAAATATGTTGTTAATGGTTCTGACACTGCACAAGTAGGATGGGTAGAAATTGCAACTGAAGATGGTGCTGGTGGATTCTACTGGTATTTGAAAGCTGAGTCTGAAACAAGATTACGTTTTGAAGATTATCTTGAAATGTCTGTTGTTGAGGGTGAATTAGCTGCAACTGGTTCTGCTGCTGCAACTGCTGGTAAAAAAGGTACTCAAGGTTTATTCTCTGCTGTTCAAGATAGAGGTAATGTATTGAATAACTTTACTGCTACAGGAGGTTTAAATGATTTTGATTCAATCCTTAAAAACTTAGATACTCAAGGAGCAATTGAAGAAAACATGTTATTCTTAAATCGTCAAACATCTTTAGACTTTGATGATATGCTTGCTAAATTATCTGCTGGATCTGCGGGTGGGGTTGCTTACGGTTTGTTTGAAAACTCTGAAGAAATGGCTTTGAACTTAGGTTTCTCTGGATTCCGTAGAGGTTCTTACGATTTCTACAAAACTGACTGGAAATACTTAAATGATGCGTCTACTCGTGGAGCTGTTGCAAATTCTGGTATTGATGGTATCTTGGTTCCTGCTGGAACTTCTACAGTTTACGATCAAATCTTAGGAACTAATATCCGTAGACCATTCTTACATGTTCGTTATAGAGCTGCACAAGCTGACGATAGAAGAATGAAATCATGGGTAACTGGATCTGTTGGAGGTGCTTACACATCTGATCTTGATGCAATGGAGGTAAACTTCTTGTCTGAAAGATGTTTATGTGTTCAAGGAGCTAACAACTTTGTATTGTTTACTTCGGTAACAGTATAAATATTTATTGTAAATTTCGCCCTTGTTAAATTACGAGGGCGACTTTTACTTTTTAAAAACAATTAATTATATTATATTATGTCAAAAACACAAGCCCCTATCGCGGAAGCATGGGAACAAAAAGATAGAACATATTTGTTAACCGGTACTCATAGTCCATTAACATACACAATCTCTTCAAGGCATTCAGCAAGATTTCCATTATTATGGTTTGACGCTACAACAGGAGAGCAAAAAGAATTAAGATATGCAACTAATATGAATACTCCATTTATTGAAGAACAAAAAGGAGAAGCTACATTAGGTCATATTATGTTTAAAAATGGTACTTTGTTTGTGCCAAAAGAGAAACAAAACTTACAAAAATTATTATCTTTATATCACCCAATGTTAAATAAAAAATATCGTGAGTTTAGCGCTGTTCAAAAAGCAACAAACGAATTGGATATTTTAGAATTACAAGTTGAAGCAATGACAGCTGCAATGGGTATGGATATAGATCAAGCTGAAGCGATTATACGTGTTGAGGTTGGATCTAAGGCGTCTAAGATGACTTCTAAGGAGATAAAAAGAGATTTGTTACTATTTGCCAGAAGTAATCCTAGTTTGTTCTTAGAACTGGCTAATGATGAAAATGTACAACTTCGTAATTTTGCGATTAAAGCATGCGAGGCAAATATTATCAAACTATCACAAGATCAAAGAGATTTTAAATGGGCAAGTAACGGCAAGAAATTAATGACCGTTCCATTTGATGAAAATCCTTATTCCGCTATGGCAGCATTCTTCAAGACCGATGAAGGCGTTGAGATCTACCAATCAATAGCGAAAAAATTTGAATAATACGTAATATTAATATATAGGCGGTGGCTTTGGTTACCGCCTTAATATTATAATAAAAATAACAGATGGCAATAAATGTAGATACGGTTTATAGAACCGTTTTATTAATTATCAATAAGGAACAACGAGGTTATATAACCCCTGATGAATTTAATAAAACAGCAACGCAAGTTCAACTAGAAATATTCAATGAATATTTTGAAAATCTAAATCAGCAAATCCGTATACCGGATAATGATACAGAGTATAGCGATCGTGTTAAAAATTTACAACAAAAAATTGCTATTTTCCAAACAGATGGAACTTGTTTGCCTACTACAGGCGGATTTAACATTCCAGCAGTAACTGACTTTTATAAGTTAGGTACAGTCATTTATAATGATGACAAAGAAATTCAATATGTTCAACCAAATGAATTATTAGAATTGAATCTATCTCCAATAACCAAACCTTCTTATTATTGGCCAGTATATACTTATAAAGATTTTATAATTAAAGTATACCCAACAACTATAACTTCTGGTATTTCTTGTACTTATGTTAGAAAGCCGGCTAATCCAGTATGGAATTTTGTTCTAGGCACAAACCAGCAATATATATATGATAGCGCTTCCTCTGTTCCGTTTGATTTGCACCCAATAGAGCAAACAAACTTAGTAACCAGGATACTTTTATATTCGGGCATCGTTATTAAAGATCCTCAAATTATACAAATAGCTGCTCAACAAGTACAAGCGGAAACCATTAATTCAAAAAGCTAATAAAGTATGTCATTCCCAAACAATGGTTTAATCACCGAAACAAATAGACAGTATTACGCAGGGTCTCAAGGGTTTCAAGCCGATGGAGTTACGGCCTCATTTACTTTTACTTTTGATACCGATTTAATTTTAGGTAATGCATTAGCATGGAACCCATCGACACCTGAATATGCGCTAAACAATTTTAAATTATATATTAGCGTAGATGGTTTAATATATACTGAATACATTACCGCATATACTTTAAATAAAAATACAATAACATTCCCTTATGATATAGACCCAGGAGATGTTATAGTTGTACAATTAAAAAGTTTAGATGGCGGGATGTATGGCGATAAAGATGCATATGGCCTTACCGTAGAAGAAAACTATGGCAGTTATGCTTATATATCTTTAAACGATATTATAAATAATTTTTTAGTTGCTTACGTAGGATCTGGTAAATTAATAGCAGATGTTAAAAGAACAGATGTTATATTTCATGCAAAAAGAGGATTACAAGAGTTTAGTTATGATACATTAAAAAGTGTTAAGTCTCAAGAATTAACAATACCGCCAAGCTTAAGTTTAGCAATACCACAAGATTATGTTAACTATGTTAAAATGTCGTGGGTTGATAGTTCCGGAGTAAAACACATTATATACCCAACAACATTAACAAGTAATCCTACGCAATTACCTATACAGGATAATTTAGGTATACCAATTCAGAGTAACTTTGATGATAATATAGATGGCACATCATTAACTGATGAACGTTGGAAAACACAAAACAATGGAATAATTGTTAATAATCTTAATTTTATACAAGGTATAAATGGCGGTTATTCTTACGGAAACAATTATGGCAGATTTGGAGAACGATATGGATTGGATCCTCAATATGCAAATGCTAATGGTAGTTTTACAATTAATGAAAGAGAAAACAAGTTTTCATTTAGCAGTGATCTTGTGGGCTCATTGATTATATTAGAATATATATCTGACGGATTAGCTTATGATCTAGATACTAAGATACCTAAGATGGCAGAAGAGGCTATGTACTTACATATTTTATATAGTATACTTTCTACTAGAAGTAATGTGCAAGAATATATAGTTCAAAGATTTAAGCGTGAACGTTCCGCAATGTTACGGAATACAAAAATAAGATTATCTAATATCAAGTTAGAAGAAATCACTCAGGTTATGAGAGGAAAATCTAAATGGATTAAACACTAAAATTAAATGGCAGAAGTAAAAAATAGTTTTTTATCGTCTAAAATGAATAAAGATTTAGACGATAGACTTATCCCTAATAGTGAATATAGAGATGCCTTAAATATAGAAGTAGGTAAATCTGAAACAAATAATATTGGGGTATTACAAAACGTATATGGGAATGTTAAGATTACATCGGAAACTAATCCAGATTTGGAATGTATCGGTACTTTTATGGATAATGAAAATAATCGTATATTCCAATTCTTAACGGACTATATTGATCAATTCCCTAATAATATTACATACCCTACATCGGGGACAATGAAAATAGTAGTATATGATTTTGACGATACTTCAGCATATATAACATTAGTAGATGGTTTATTTTTAAATTTTGCTAAAAACAAACAATTTAAAATAACAGGTGTAAATTTAGTTGAAGGATTATTATTTTGGACTGATAATAGAAATCAACCTAGAAAAATAAATGTTAATTTAGCAAATCCTAATAATTTAACAATACCAACATATTATACGACTGAAGAACAAATTTCAGTTGCAAAATATGCTCCGGTAGATCCTATAACATTATATAGAAAAATAACTGCAACAGTAAATGACGCTAGTTTAAATCCTATTATAGTTTTAGAGGGGGAAATTGCTATTGTTCCAGGAATGACAATAATATCAGAAAACATAACTGGAGCAGACTATATAATAGTTACAGATGTTACTATTGATACAATAGCGTCTACAACTACAATAACATTATACGAAGCACCTACGGCTACTATAATAAATGGAGAAGAGTTAACCTTTTTAATATCAACTATGTCGGACAAATCAGATGTGCCTTCATGGCCTGGTGATCCAGCCTTTTTAGAAGATAAATATGTTCGCTTTAGTTATCGTTTTAAATACGATGATAATGAGTATTCATTAATGGCTCCATTTACACAAATAGCTTATATACCAAAACAAAAGGGCTATTTTATTGCGGGGGACGAAACCGATGCATATAGAAGTACTATTGTAAATTGGTTTGAAAACAATATAAACAATATTGAATTAATAATACCATTTCCAGATAAAATAAACAATATACTTAATAGTTACAAAATACAAGAGATTGACATTTTATATAAAGAATCAGATTCTACCGCTATTAAAGTTTTTGAAACAATACCTATTTCTGCTATAAATATATCTAGTAATAATTATTATATACAACCATATCAATCTCAAAAACCATATAAAACATTACCAGAAGACCAAACGGTAAGAGTATATGATAAAGTACCCGTTAGAGCAAAGGCGCAGGAGTCCGCTGGGAATAGAATAATTTATGGTAATTATTTTGATAAATATACTTGTTTATCTTCTATAAATTATAATATGTCGGTTCAAACTAAATCTTCCGTAGGAACTAATTTTATAGAATACCCAAATCATACATTAAAAAAGAATAGAAATTATCAGGTAGGATTTGTATTGGCTGATAAATTTGGAAGACAATCCCCGGTTATATTATCAACTGTGGATTTAACAAGTACAAATATTGGCGGTGGTAATTTTGCTAAAGGTTCTACAGTATATTCAGGCTATGAAGATACACTTTTGTTTACAGATGTACGATCTTGGTTTGGAGATGCCTTAATATTATATTTAAACGCCCCGATAGATCAAGCAAGATCTATTCCAAGTGGTACGCCAGGTTTGTATGCAATAGCAACGTCAAATTCTGGTTTTGCAATTACAGCGTCAACAATAACCGATACAATATATAAATATACTTTAGATACAACGGCTACATTAAATACGCCCCCAGCCAATGGTAATATAATGAGGGGCTTTTATACAGATTACGTTAAAGTTTTATCAAATCCAATACCTACAGTAAACCCTAATGAGTACACAATAACTACAAGTGGTAGAGTTGGTGATATATATAAATATGTGTCTCAAGCAGGAGGCATAAAAGATATTAAATTTGTTTACGAATACAATCCTATTGGTTGGTATTCATATAAAATAGTTGTAAAGCAACAAGAGCAAGATTACTATAATGTATATTTGCCCGGTATGTTAAACGGGTATCCTAAAAGCCAAACCTCAGGGTCTCAAGTCGTATATTCAGGCAGTGGAGTTACTGCAACTTCAACATTAGAAAACGGTATAAATACCACGCAATTTCCAGTAAGTGAAACTGGTAATACATCTCATATTGTATTGATTAATGACAATATTAATAAAGTGCCTAGAGACTTATCTGAAGTTGGGCCGGATCAAAAACAATATAGAAGTAGCGTTCAATTATATGGGCGTGTTGAAAACGCAGAAGCAAATATTGAAATAATAGGATTACCGCCTGCTTATTCAGCAAAAGTAAGAACTATAGAATATAGTACCACAACCGTTGGACAAGGGGATTTTTCATTAATAAAGCCAGGTGATGGTATTCAATGTGTTGAGGCTAATACGCCCGCTCCTAATACAGTTTCCGGAACTACTACGGGTGGTACAATGCCTAACCTTTATAGATGGCTAGGTGATACAGTGGTAGTGTCTAATGTAATTGTAGGAACTATAGGAACTATAACAATATCTTCACCTAACTGGGTATTGCAAGCAGCACAAAATCCAATTCCATCCCCTCAGCCGGGGAGTGGTGATTATAGAACTTTTATAATTACTAGAGCAGAAAATAGACAATATTTTCCTACTAGGAAAGCAGATACTGTAATATCTATTGCGTCTGCGGATGAATTTAATTTTTTAGACAGTTCTGAAGATAATTTAAGCGGAACAGCAGGTTTAAATTTTTATCAATTACAAACGAAACCTCTAATAGGTAGAGTTTCCACCGTTAATAAAATAGGAGTAATTGCTGCTGATATGATACCGTTTTTAGGAGTATATGAAACAAGACCAGAACAGAGTTTATTAGAATTATTTTGGGAAACTGCTACAACAGGATTAATATCTGATTTAAACGCAGATGTACTAACTGGTTTTGATGGCCCTTCTAGTTTTGGAGAGTTTGTATATCGTCATTATGAAGATCAAAATCCTTTAGGGACAGATTTAGACCCCGCTAATTACGGGGATCCTAATTCAAAATATATAACAAGTGAATTCTACGTATTAGATCAAACCGGATTTCCTTTGCCGAACACATCTGTTACTATATTATCTGTAAAAGATAACTCTGGGCCTCCTGGTTTAGACAGGTCTGCTGAGTTTGGTCTTGAAACAATTATTGGACCGGTTAATAAATTTAAATTAAAAATTCTTTCTAGATTTGTATTTAATAACAATGCAGCTACCGCTGAAAGTTATACTTTTGTGTTTAATGTAATAGACTTAGATGACCCTTCTACGGCGACCAAATTAACTATTAACGGCAGACTACGGAATATTGCGCCTGAGATAACAACTACAGAGACGCTTTATAATATAACCCAAGATACAACAAGCATTGTAACTTTAGATGCTGTAAACGGAGCGTATTTTGACCCGTTAGGCCCGCCGCCTATTCCTCCAACAGGCGTAAAAACAGGATTGTGGTGGACTATAGTTGGGGGTGATACACCTATACCGTCTTTTTATATAGATCCTATTTCAGGTGAATTAGAATTAAGAAACCCTAGCGTATCGCTTGGTATATATAATTTAGTTATAAAAGTACAGGACGCGGTTAATACTGGCACAGGCGCAATATTGCCGGTTGAAGGAACAGACTTTGGTACAAAATTCAATATAAAAACATTTACAATAAATGTTGGAGACGATCCGGTTCCATTTTGGTTAAGACCTAATTACGCAAGTAATATTGTAACAAACCCAATACCTTGTAGTGGTCCGACTATAGCTCCTCCTGTTTATGGTATGGCTTATATAGGGCCTAATGCTGAAGTAAACTCCGATTATATGCCTGAAATTCCTTTTTCTGGTAAAATATATCAATTTGTTGATAATATAGAGGTTAAAAACGCAACTGCTTCTAGCGAGCCATCAGCAATACCTTTAGGATTAAAGAAAGGTGAATATAGATTTAGCATAGAGTTACAAGTAGGAGCCCCTAGTATTTGCGGTGGATTAGGGTTTGCCACAATTAAAGCAGAAGGTGAAATATATTTATATAAAAGGATATACACGCTTGATGGAACAAATCCATGGGTTTTAAGTGCTAATGAAAATAACTATGGAATAACACCCCCTATATATAGAATAGGACCCTTAGTTGTGTCCACTATAGATGATGGTAGTGGTGGAATAATTTTTGGTCAACCACAAACATTAACAACTTCTTTTACAGTAGAAGCAGACGAATCTATCTTCCCAGCCATTTATGAATATGCAGTAGGGGTTAAATTAATGCAGGAGCGCTCAAATGCTGATCTGGCAAACCCATGGCTTAGAATATATGGCAACGATGCGAATTACAGTTACAACCAAACATTGCCGTTTACTCCACCAAGACCGCCAATAACAACCGCCTACCCTTTTTATACTGGTATAGCGGAATACAGTATTAACCCTTTAATTCCAGGTGAAACTTCTGCCGTTCCTTATACAACACAAGACGCAATACGTGGTACAGATTTTAATTCGCTTATAAACGACGTTAGTTCTGGTACAATATTGCCTTTAGACGAATCAGTTAAAATTATTTTAACCACAGCTAATGAACAAATTGTGCCAGGTCTGTTTTACACTTTTACTTCTTCAACTATTTCTACATTTAATGGATATGTTGCTGGAATAAATATTGATAACAATCCTAATAAAATTGCTTTACAATTATTATTCCCTTATAGTGGAAGCGTGCCTGGTGATTTAGCAGGTGGTAATATTAAGGTTGAAACAGTGCTTCAAACTGATCCTCCGTCGATAGGTGTATTATATGCAAACACAGTAGAAGGAACAGAGATAAAAAGACTGTATACAGATTCTGCGTTTACTCAAAAATGGATACCGCCTGTGGCAGATAGATTTTATAATTTCCAAACTATTAAAGATTATAACCCTGGCGATGTTACATTTGGTGGTATGACACCATTAAGATACAGTAAATATCCATATTATTGCGCTAAATTTAATGCGTACGGAGAAGTTATAGATCAAATAGCACCTATGCCAAACGTTCAAACATCTTGGGAGGGACAAAACCCAGAAAATTCAGGACTAATAGTTCCTGTTGAAAATTATAGTTACAACATGTATTATATATCCACACCGTAAAAGACTATAATTAAACTAAAAACATTATAAAACAAGTGATTATAAAATATGGCTGCAATATTAGAATTAAAATACTTTAACTCTTTTTGGTTAAAGAAACTCGATACAATAGTAGAGGTAGAAAATACTAAAGGTATTTTAGACGTTGCGGCTAGTGGTACAACTATAGTCTTGACTGAGGATAATGTAAACATAGGGGTAGGGCAAACTGTTTCTTGGGTTGTCCCCGCTCCGTTGCCAAATCCATTCCCAACAGTTTATAAAAAAATTAACGATCATGAATTTATATTAAGTGAATCAGTAACAATTGATGATGCCACAGAATTATCATTCGGTCCAATACAAGATTTTACATACATACCTGCTGCATATGAACCGGGATTAACAGATTGGTATATAGAAGAAGCTAGAATACGCGGGGGATACAATAATACAAACGTAGATCTTGGTGTTAAAGCTTATATTGTTGAAGATAATATTAATCAGCAGCATAGAAAAAGTTCTTTAATATATTCCGGAGTATTTAATTCTAGAACTGGAGTAAACAATACAAATCAATTTTCAGTTGGTGAAGATATAACTAGAAGTGTAGATCCATCTGTTGGATCAATACAAAAATTATATGCTGAAGACACAAACTTAATTATATTCCAAGAAGCTAAAGTCAGTAGAGCATTGATTGATAAAGATGCAATTTATTCAGCGGAGGGTCAAGCGATGACTACTTCCGGCGCAATGGTTATTGGTCAAATTCAACAGTATGCTGGTAATTATGGTATAAGCACTAATCCGGAAAGCTTTGCTGTTTATGGGTATAGAAAATATTTTGTAGATAAAAACCAAGGTTCTGTATTAAGATTATCCCAAGATGGTATAACTGAAATATCAGCATATGGAATGTTAGATTACTTTAGAGATAATTTATCATCAATTGGTAGTTCTGGTAGTGTAGTTGGTGGATGGGATATGTATAACAAGCAATATGTTTTATCATTGCAACCGCCTAATACAGTGGAATATCAAACATTGTCATTTGATGAAGATTGTACAGGTTGGACAAGTAGATTTTCATTTAAACCGGATTTATCAGGAAGTTTAAGAAATAACTTTTATACTTTTAAACAAGGTAATATATGGAAACATTATGCTGATCCAGCTACAACCGGTATAAACTATTGCCAATTTTATGATAATCCAATACCATATGACGCAACAGTTACTTTAATATTTAATCCTGAGGTTTCAATGTCTAAAAACTTTAATACATTGAATTACGAAGGATCCTCGGGATGGGCCTTAACAGAGTTGTATTCAAATTCTGATATAGCCACCCAAATCTTTAAATCATCAAATGCATTGACGTTAGCGGAAATAGAAAATCAATTGTTTACAAACAATTTCAAAAGAAAAGAAAACAAATATTTTGGTACTATTATAAATATAACCCCTCCAACATATGGTGAAGTTATTTATGGTAATTCAATGAATGGAATAAAAGGGTTTTACTCTACAGTTAAAATGGTGTTTGTAAATCCTTTAACGCCAACCGCTGCAGAATTATATTCTGTATCATCAAATTATGTAATGTCTTCATATTAAATTAAATGGATAAACTAGAGGTATACAAGGAGCATCGTATAATAAGCAAAGACTTTATTAATAAGGTTGAAACATTAGAAAACGCAATGCTTGCTAGTGACGATGTTAGAATCGCTAAAGGTAATTCCGATATGTTTCCATTAAAGCATTCATTTTCAGAAGGAGTATACATACGTGAAATGTTTATGCCACAAGGAGGATTAGTAATTGGTAAATTATACAAAATATCACACACGTGGTTTTTGTTATCTGGGGAACTCGAGGTTGCAACAGATGAAGGAACTGAGTATTATATAGGCCCTTGTTACGTTAACGCGCCAGAGGGGACAAAAAGGGTGTTACACGCGGTATCAGATGTAATATTTGTCAATGTATACCCTAATCCCGAAAATATAACAGATACAGATAAATTAGAGGAGATATTAACATGCTCCTCATATAAAGAATACGAAGAATATAAATTTTTAAAAGAATAGCCTATGTCAATGGTAGTAGCCGGATGTATTGGAGCAGCCGGAAGTATAGTTAGTGGAATTATAGGAATGGGAGCTTCTAAATCAGCAGCAAGAGCAGCCGCGAGAGAAAAAGCAAGATTACAAAAACAATTAGATAGTTTGGAGAATAGTCGCCAAGCTGTTATAAACCCATATGCAGACTTCAAGGATATTAGTGGTTTAGCAACAAACCTATCTGGCATGATTTCTAATCCTTATGCAAACTTAGGTGTAGCTACTCAAGCATCAAAATTTGAAGCTGAGCAAATAGATATGTCTTTGGCAAATACATTAGATACATTAAAAGAAACCGGAGCAAGCGCTGGTGGAGCAACTGCTTTAGCTCAAGCGGCTTTAAAATCTAAACAAGGTATTTCTGCTAATATTGAACAACAAGAGGCTTCTAATGAAAAATTAAGAGCTCAAGGGGAGCAACAAATGGAGCAAATGCAAATGGCAGAGGCTCAAAGAATTCAAGGCATACAGTTATCTGAAGGCCAAAGAATGCAACAAGCTGGAGCCGCTGGTAAACAATTTATGTTTGGAGCTACGGAAAATAGAGAGCAACAAAAAATTGAAAGAGTTGCTGGTCAATTAGGCGGAGCCGCTGCTCAAGAGGGACAAGCTAATACTAATTATATGGGAGCATTGACAGGCATGATAGGAGGGGTTACCTCTATGGCAAGTTCTTATATGGGAGCTAAAGGCACAGCCGCTTCTGGAAAAGTAGGATAAATAAGATCAAACATAATAAATATAATATATGAGTGCATATACAAATCCTGAAACATACATTGATACCCAATCCGCTCAACATTTGCAAAATCTACAGTCTACTATAGCTGGATCATTTGCAAAAGTAGCAGAGTCTTATGCGTCAAGGCAACAAATGTTAAAAAAAGAAAAAGAAGAAAATCAAAAAATATTGAAGGCTAACGATATGAAAGCCCAAGAATATTCGTTTTCTTTATATACTGATTTAGCAAAAACTGGGGAGGGAGATAAGTCTATTGATTGGGCAAAAACATTTAATCCATTAATAGAAGAATCTGTTACTTTACGTTCAGGTTTATTGAATGGGACATTACCGGATAAGCAGACAGCGGTAAAAAGGTTGGCGCAAATACAAGCGTCAGTTGACGGAGTAACTGGTAGCTTGGCTAATTTATCAGCAGCTGGCACTACATATAAAGATGCATTAGTTAAAGGGATAAGTGCTCAGGGTGGATTATCTTCTTGGAATGATCCTAAAGTTGCATCGGCATTAGATGTATTAACTCAGAGAGTGCCCGGGAATAAAGAACCATTTTTTAAAGATAATGACCCATCAAAATTAATGTGGAGGGTTACGGATGACAAAGGAGGATTATTATATGAGTTCGATGCTTCCCAACTGGATAAAATATCTAAAGGACAGGGGTTAATAAAAACAATACCAAATCAAATAGAAGCATTTGATACTTTAAAGACTACTAATACTGGTATATTTGGAACTACGCAATCTAAAGTTGGTGGCAAAGAAGTAACAATACCTAATGGACAAGTTAATCCTGAGTTTTTAAAACCAGATCAAAAAGAAGTTGTTGTAATGCAAAGTGAAGGCAAGAAGATAACTAAGATGGTTCAAGAAGTTGATTTAGATATGGTTCGTAGGGATGGTAATTTAAATACAACTTTACAAGCGCAGGCTGAAGGATTACTTGCTGATCAAACCTCTGCTATAGATTTTTACAATGATATAATTAGTGATGATAAAGGATTATACAAAGGTACTGGTTTTAATTTTGATCCTAGACAGCCTTTAGACGATGCTGGTAAAAAGAAATTTATAGATGATTATAAAGAATATTTTATACAAACTCAAGTTACTAAAACGCAAGATGTAATTAAACCCGGCGAAGATACATTTACAACCACTTATGAAACGCCAAAACCTAGCAAAGCAAAAGGAGCGGCGGGAGCAAAAGAAACGGCTGCACAAATTAGTCAAAAAACATTAGATCAAAAAGTTAAAGATCTTATTAGCACAGGAAAAGGAGCTGTTATTGGTAAAGGCGGAAGAACGCTTACTAAATTAGATGGCAAATGGTCTGTAATAGGAAGTGATGGATTACCTGTCGCAGGTTCTGAAAATATAACAAATCCTACAGTATTAGCAACTTTCTTAGGAGGTAGTGCTAAAAAGAAGGCATCGAAAAAAGTTGAATTACCTTAATTAAAAATATAATAAAATATGCCTATATATACTTATAATGGAGCAATGTTTACGGAAGAAGAAGTAATTAGTAAAGCAGAAGCAAAAGGGCTTGATCTGGAAGCTTATATTAATAAATTTGGTATAACTAAAGAGGAAGATGAAACCGTTGAGGAGCCGGGAAAGCCAAAACCTGTTGCAAAAAAGGGTGCGCCTGCAACAGCAAAAGGTACGGCGTCCAAATTGGTAAAACCTTCATCGGAGTTAAAATCTGATATATGGGGAGAAGACAGATCTAAACCTGAATTTTTACAAGAAATACAAAAAGTATCTCAACCCGATATAAAGTTTCCAAAACCTGTTAGTGTTAAAAAACCAAAACAAGAATTAAAATCTATATCTGAATACCAATCAAAAGTAAAAAAAGAAGAAGAAAGCGGGTTTTCTAATTTTCTTAAAGAATCATTTGATTCCGGAATTTCTACAATTGTGCAATCTGTTTATAAAGCTCCTGAGTTTTTATATGATGCCACTGCTGCATTTATTACAGATCCTATTGCTAATTTAGCAAATGATATTATAGGGGTTGAAAGACAAGATTCTTCTTCGGAAAAAATAATGGAAACATTCGGAATTAAAAACATTCCGGCAGATATTTTACAAAAAAGAATTAAGGAATCAAATAAAATAATACAAGATTATAGTGCTAAAAACGGGGTTGATCCTTTAACTGCTATAGAGAATGGAAACTATTTAGGAGCAGCAAAACTAGTTGCAGGCGGAACAATTCAATCAGTTCCTATGATGGCGGCAGCTATGTTTAGTGGTGGAAGTTCAACTGCATTAGCTGGAATATCTGCATCTACAGCAATTTCAAAAGCGGAACAATTAAAAATAGAACAACCTGAAATGGACGTTCAAACTAGAACTATAAATGCCGCGGCGTCTGGATTGCTGGAAGGATATTTAGGCAATTTATTTACAGGTGCTTCTGGAGCAGTTGTAAAAAGAATATTAACTGATAAAGGAACTAAAGAAGGGGCAAAAGTTATTTCTAATGGCTTAATGAGTACATTAGAAAAAGCCATTGAAAAAAACCCAATGATTGGTGTACTTGGCGAGGTTGCTGAAGAAAGTAGTGTTGAATTAGGCAATCAATTAAATGATATAAATTCTGGAATTAGAAAAGAATTAGATTATAGATCAATTACTAATGCCGGTATTATTGCAACAGGAATGGCTGGTACAAATACTGTGCCTGTATATGGGGCAAAAGGTTATATGAAAATGGCTGAATATAATCAAGTAAAAGCCATAAACAAAGAAATTAATACCTTAACAAATCAATTATCTAATCCTTATATTAATGATTCAGATAAAAAAATAATTTCATCGCGAGTTAATAGACTTGTTGATGAGAATAAAACTATTGTAGGAACTAGTCTGGAAAAAATTAAAGCATTACCTGAAAATATAAAAACAGAAATAAATACTATTAATGCAGATTTAGATGATATTAAAAGTAAATATTTAGACTTAGCAGACAATGACGCCATACCGTTGGATGTTAAAGCAGCAATGGGTGAAGAATTAAAACTTCAAGGTAAACAATTATATGATAGAAAAAATAGTATCATTGAAGGTAATTATATATATGAAGACTTTAATAAATTACCAACTGAAGAACAAATTAGAATTAAAGATGTAGCAACTCAAAACTTAGTAGCAGATTCTGAATTAACTGGTAAACCAAAAACTAGTTTTGCCGATGAAGAAATAAATAAAGAAGCCGTAACTATATATAATAATGAAGTAAAAGCAAAAGATTTTGTTTCTGATGTAGAAAAAACAAAAGTTGCTATACAAGCTATTGGTCTTGGTGAAGATGTAGAAATGCCTGAATTAAATTCTGCTAATGATGTTATTAATTATCTATCAACTAATACTACATTAGACAAGAATACTATAGAAGACGTTGCAGATTCTTATGGTGCATTTATTCCTTTGCCAAATGGTAAAGAAGTATTAATTATAAATAAAGAAGCTGCTAACATGGATCAGGTGGTTACAACCGGTCAACATGAATTTTTACATAAACTTATATACAAGGCGGTAAAAGATAATACAGATTTACAAAAACAAATAGGGTCTCAATTATATAATCACATTGAGAACTATATTGGTACAGAAGAATTTAATAATACTGAATTTAAAAGTAGATACGATGCTTATAAGAATGATTTTGAAAATACTAAATTAGAATTAGATAGTAAAGTAACTAAAGCTAAAGACTTTTTTAATAAAGGACTTATAACTCAAGAAAGATACGACCAAGCCGTAACAGACGCGGATAATGCAACCGCTAAAGCTGAAGGTAAATATCTAGAAGAAACATTGCCATTATTGTCTGAATCATTATCAAAAGGAGACATAAAATATAATGAAACATTCTTTACTAAAATAGGTGATATATTACGTAGAGTATTCCAAAAATATGGACTAAGCAAAGTAAAGTTTAATACGGGTAAAGATGTGTTTGATTTTGTTAGAGACTATAATAAAAGTTTTGAAAAAGGTCAATTTACTAAAGCGTTTAAGGCGTTAGCGAAAGAAGGCGTTTATAAAGGATCTATAGCAAAAGGTAACATTCCAGCAAAGCCAACCGCCAAACCAGAAGTTAAATTATCTAAAATACAAATTGATAAACTTAAACAAGATTTAGTTGATTTAGAAGATGAATACGACGAAGGCTACGGAGATATTGATGAGGAAGAATATAAGAATAGAAAAGCCAATATAGAAGGTAAACTTAAAACGGCCGTTAAATTAGAAGAAAAAGGTGTTCCTGTTAAGGAAGTGAAAAAAGAAGTAACTGAAGAAGATGAGGTTAAAGAAATAATAAAAAATGCTCGTGGTTCAATATCTTCAGATAAAGTACAACAAATATATGAATCTAAAGGCGTAAATGGTTCAGCAGAAATAATAAGACTATTTGAGCCTATAACTAAAAAGATTGTTGACAAGCGTAGAGATGCTCCGGGTTTTGATAGAGAATTATTAACTGACGAGATAAATACAGGAGTTGGTGGAATTTTAGATTTAATAACTAAATATAAACCTGAATCTGGTATACCATTAGCTGCTTATATAAATAAGTATTTGCCAGTTAGAGCAATTGCTACTTCAAAAAGAATATTAGATCAACAATTTAATAAGGACGCATCGGAAGAAAAGGGGCTAATAGCAACTGAGACAGCTGATCAAAACTTTATTGAAACAACAAAAGAAAAACCAAAGTATAAGAATGCATTAGAGTCAAAAGTTTTTGAACCGGAAGTCTTAAAAACTATAAACGATAAGATATTAACAGTAGTTAGAACTTTAAAATCTAAAATTGATGAGCCTATTTCATTGAATAAAACTATTACCCCATTAATTGCTGAAATTAGAGACGAAATTGGTAAGCAAGTTGATATTGATGTTAAAACCGCAATGGGCGGCAAAAAAGACAATCAATTAAAAAATTGGATGTTAAAGAACAAAAAATATGTTCTTGAAAATATGACTACTACTTGGTTAATGGGTAAAGATGGTCAAGGAGGAATGCCGATTGCGGTTCAAAAACAAATTGACGGAAGATGGGTTAATTTTCCTGAATGGGCTGGTAAAAAAATTGATAGAGAAAAAACAACTACAGATCAAGCTGGTAGAACTTCTGGCGCTGAATTAACTAGAAGATTGCCAAGTGTTAATAATAATATATCTGATGCTGATTACTTAGAACAAGTAATAGGGACTGATGGTAATCCTTTACGTGGCAGAAAAGAATCATTAGCAAAAGCAATAGCTGAAGAATCGACATTTGATATTATTAATGATGATTTGCAAAATGATGGGCCTATTTCAGAAGCTTTAATAAAGAATCAGGAAAGACTTGGGGTTCAATTAACAAACAATATTACTAATGAATTTGCAAAGCAAACAGAAAGAGGTAACATTAAATTCTCTAAATCTTTAATAAAAGGAATATCTATATCTCAAGATAAGTTAGGCAAAGATATATTCAACGCTAAAACAATTGAAGATGAAGCAAAGGTAATAAGTAAATGGATTGCCAGCGATGGTAGATCATTAAGAACTTTTGCAGCCATGATTGGTAAACAATTAAGCAAATTAAAAACTAATAAAGGGTTATTTGAAAATATAATATTACCAACAATAAAAACTTATTCAAAGTTTGAAGGGTTAGTTGGTAAAGACTCTTATAGATTAGGAGAGGTTTCAAGAGGTATATCTATATTCTTTGGGGAAGAAAAAGTGCCTTTATGGAAAGACATTGATGAGATAAAAAATAATTGGGGAAGAAGCGCTCCTATAATGGAGAAGGAAGCAATAAGCGCAAATGATCAATTGTTTGATATAATTAATTACTTTAAAAATAACAATTATTCCAATGAAGATTTTGAAGGGTATTTACAATTTTTACGAAAAGATCAAAGAGGCTTAATACGAAAACTTTCAAAACCGGGTATTGCTGTTATAGGTTTAAATAAAAAACAAAAGCCATACTTAGAGCATAATATGCCGGTACAAAATATTGTTGAAAAAATTCTTGATTTTTATGACAATAAAATTACAGAAGATCAATTAAGAGAATTTATTGATAAAGGAAAAGTAAACCTTATTCCAGATGAATTAAATAAACTTTTACCAAATTATGAAGTTGATAAAAACAGAATGGAAGACCCAACTGTTTTATTATATTTACAAAATTTATTAGATAAAGGTTTATCTATTTATAATATAAAAGCGGAATATGGATCTAAAGCTAACTTCAATGCGTTAGTTAAAATTGCTCAATCAAAAGTAAATTCAAAAGAAAATTTACAAAATATATATAATACTATTGCAATAGAAAATTCTTTAGATGTTAAAAAATCTATTAACCCAAAAGGTATTTCGGTATTTGATTTCGATGACACCGTTGGCATGACTAAAAGTAACGTGTTATACGCGATGCCAGATGGCACTTTTGGTAAATTAAATGCGGAAGAATTTGCAAAAGAAGGTTCTAATATGCTACAAGAAGGAGCTATATTTGATTTCTCTGAATTTAGCAAAGTTGTTAATGGCAAACCAGGTCCAATGGTTGAAAAGATGAAGAAGATGATTGGCAAGTTTGGTCCTGAAAACTTCTTTATACTCACGGCTCGCCCTGCTAATGCCGCGGGTCCAATACATGAGTTTTTATCTTCTATTGGTATTGATATACCTTTAGAAAATATAACTGGCTTAGGAAGCAGTTTAGCGCAATCAAAAGCAGATTGGATGACAGCGAAAGCAGCAGAAGGATATAATGATTTTTACTTTTCCGACGATGCAATCCAGAATGTTGATGCTGTTAGAAATGCTTTAAACGTTCTTGACGTTAAATCAAAAATACAGCAAGCTAAAATTAAATTTAGTAAAACTATATCGCCTGAATTCAATAAGATTATTGAGGAGAATAAAGGTATGGAGCACTATAAAGTGTTCTCGGATATTGTTGCAAGAAGAAGAGGTAAGTCTAAAAACAAGTTTGATTTTTATGTTCCACCATCTGCTGCTGATTTTGAATTATTATTGTATAACTTCTTAGGTAAAGGTGAACGTGGAGAAGAACATCAAAAATTCTTTAACGAAGCATTACTTAAACCGTATGCAAATGGTAATGATTTGATGGATGCGGCAAGACAATCTATTAAGAAAGATTATAAAGCATTGTTAGATTCATTCCCAGACATACGTAAGAAAATGGAAACATTAACTCCAGACGGAGATTATACTTACGATCAAGCAATACGTATTGCAATGTGGAACGAAGAAGGCGTTGAAATACCTGGTATATCCGAAAGAGATTCAAGAAAATTAACAGATTTGGTAAACAATGATCCTGAGCTAGCTGCGTTCAAACAAGGCTTAATAGTTACTGGCAGACAAGGTAAAGGATGGATTAACCCTACTGAATACTGGGACGCAAATACTATCATTGCGGATCTACATGGTTTAACAGAAGGTGAAGGACGTAAGAAATTCCTTGCTGAGTTTATTGACAATGCTGAACAAATGTTTGGAACATGGTCTCAAGGAAAATTGGTTGGCCCTAACATTAACAAAGTAGAAGCCGTATATGGTTCGAATGTAAGAGAAGCTATTGAAGATGTACTGTACAGAATGACAACTGGTAAAAACAGAAGCCAAGGCAAGGATAAAGAAACAAGCGCTTGGAGTAATTGGGTGAATGGTTCTACTGGAGCTATTATGTTCTTAAACACTAGATCTGCCGCATTGCAATTAATTGGGGCAGTCAATTTCTTAAACTTAAGAGATAATAATCCTTTTAACGCTGGTAAAGCATTTCTAAATCAACCGCAATATTGGAAAGATTTCTCACGTATTTGGAATTCAGATAAAATGAAAGAAAGACGCGGTGGATTAAAAGAAGATGTTGCCGCTGCTGAGATTGCAAATGCCGCCGCGGGTAGTAAAAATAAACCTGCTGCTGTTATAGCTTACTTATTAAAAATCGGTTATACGCCGACGCAATTAGCAGATAGTTTTGCTATTGCCTCTGGGGGTGCTCCATTTTATAGAAATAGAATTAAATCTTATTTGAAAGAAGGATTAACAGAACAAGAGGCGGAAGATGCGGCTTGGAATGATTTTACAAAAGTATCAGATGAAACACAACAATCAGGTGATCCTAGAGATATATCAAAACAACAAGCGAGTGGAGCGGGAAGGTTATTATTAACATTCCAAAACACGGCAATGCAACAATCTAGAATTGTTAAAAAATCTTATTTAGATCTAAGAGCTGGTAGAGGTAATGCTAAAACACATATTTCAAAAATAGTATATTATTTGGCAGTACAAAATACATTGTTTGCTGTGTTGCAACAAGGATTATTTGCGGTTGCCTTTGATGATGATGATGAAGAAAAAGATACAGAAAAAGAAAAAGTCAAAAAGAAAACAACTAATGAAAGATTAATAGATGTCGCTGACGGTGTGTTGGATACAATATTAAGAGGAACCGGATTTGCTGGAGGAGTTGTTTCTGTATTAAAGAACATGACTAAAAAATACCTCGACGAAAAAGATAAAAACTTTAAAGCAGATTATGCTAAAGTTGTATTAGAAGGGGCTAACATATCACCGCCAATTGGATCTAAACTTAGAAAAGTATATACTGGACTTCAACAAACTAAATTTGAAAAAGACCTTATAGACGCAAGAGGTTGGGGTGTTATGCAAGATGGAAGAGTTCATTTAGGGCCAATGTATGGAGTGGCTGGAAAACTTGCTGAAGCAACAACTAACTTGCCAATTGATAGGCTTGTAAACAAAATTGAAAATATATCTCAAGCAATGAATTCTGAAAATCAAGCATGGCAAAGAGTTGCTGTAGGAGTTGGGTTTACACCTTATTCAGTTGGTATAGAAGAATCAAAAGGTGATGTAGAAATTAGAGCAAAAGCAAAAGAAATACGTAAAGAAGAAGGATTAATAAAAAGCGAAGAAACAAGAGAACGTAAAAAAGATTCTATTAGAGCTTTACCAATTAGGGAACGCATTAGAATAAAAAGAGAGGATAGACTTAAAAGAAGAGAAAACGAATTTAAACGCAGGGAAAGAAAAGCAAATAGAAAAATGGGTTAATAAGAATAGGCACCATACCTAGCGATCCATAAATAAAAAAGGGACACTTTAATTAGTGCCCCTTTTTTTTATTTAATTAAATTTCTAATTTGGGTTCTTCAGATTTCTGTATTTCTTCTTGGGCTCTGGCGGTCATTGCTTTGATAGCATCGTCATATCCAGGCATAAGCTTTACAGTTTCTAAAGTTCCGGCTGCAAGAACAGTTAAATGTTTTTGTTCTTCCATCACTTGTTGTAGAACTCTAATAAGAGCCTCTGCTTTGTTTTTCATTTCAACTAAAGATTGTTCTTTCATATTTATTTATTAAGTTATTTCACAACCAGATGGTCCACATGCAACTGACTCACTAAAATTAGTATTATCTTGGATCTCTATAACTTTAGACAAATCAATATCTTTAAGTTTTAACATCATCTCTTCGTATACTTCTTTAGTGCAATCTTCAAATGGCGTTTGCTTATATGTTCCACCGTGATACGGCAATACGGACAATCCATTATAGTAATCTTTATTTGCCCACATCCACTCACCAATGATTTTCCATTCATCGTCTCTCACTGAAACCGTACAAGAAACATTGTGGGTATTGTTACCTTTAGTATGCCCTTGTTTAACCCAATCCTTAGAAATTAATTTAACACGTTCAAGCAAATCTAATGTTGATTCATATCGTGTTATAGCACCATTAGGAGCCTTCTGTGGAACAGAAATGACTGCTTGTAATGTTGGATTAAAATATTCATCTTCAAGCAATTCTGGATGATTTATTGCAAGATAAGAATATATTGCTTCATTTTTACCTAAGCGCATGCGACGTATGTAATAATCGTTATGCCAAGCATGAATACCGCTGCTAGTACCCAACACCAAAGAAGTAGTTCCAGCGGGCTTGACGGCCGTCGTTCTAGCTGCCCTGTTGATGTTAAGGGCGGCAGAAATGACATTATTTGTATCTTTAACCACTTGAGCAGCTTCTTCATAATTTAAATTTAAGTTTGACTCTGATGCAATACCTGTCATTGATACACCAAGTAAAGCGTCTTTTTCTGTATTCTTTCTCCATATATCACGTAAGTAATGGAAGTCTGAATACGATGCCTGTAATGTTCCTAAGAATGAAGCAGCCGATGACCTTGCGTTAAAATCTTCTTGGCTTTCAATATCAGACATATTAATTTCCGTTAAGTTACAGAACTGATAAGGACGTAAAGCAATCTCACAACAAGGATTAGTACCCCAATCTTTATCATTAGTAAGGTAAATGCCTGGCTCGCCTGATCCAGAAGCTTCAATACGTTCCCAAACTTTATCAAATGTTTTCTTATCAATTTTGTGTCTTAAAAGTACTACTGAATTATTTGATCTACCTCTTTGTGGATTATCTTCCCACCAGTTTCCGGCCTTGCAATTTAACATTGCATTACTGTCTAAGTCAAACAACGAAATCATTGCTGCTCTACGGATACCTCCAGCTAAAACGGCATCCGCAATATGACACTGAATATCGTGACACTCAATATCTGTAAGTTTAGATCTATCCTCTTTCGTTCTTAGAATAGCTTCAACTTTTACTAATGCAATTCTTAATGGTTCTGGGCCTGGAGCTTTACCTCCAGCAGTCACAAGCAATGCACCCTTCTGTCTTATATCAGAAAGATCAAACTCTATATGAGAGGTCATTGCCCCAGTATAAGATTTAAACAAAGTTTTAATTGCGTCTGCCCAACCAATAATAGAATCTTGAACTACATACTTTTTCTTGCGATCATAATTAGGTTTTCTAATTTCAGGCAACTTCTCAATTTGATGTTGTTGGACCGAATAACCAACGCCGGTACCTCCAAGCAATAGAAACATAGTCTCAGAAAAACTATGAATACTATCAATAGGTAGGAAAGCACAGTTATAAATGCGAGCATTATTAAGCTCAATAGCTTTACCACCAAACTGTAAGCTTCGCATTGAAGGTAAAACCTTTTTAGTAAATACAAAATTTTCATAAATAGCTTCTATTGATTCTTTCATTGCGGGAAACTTTGCAATATGCATGTCTCTATTCCTTGTGACTAATTCTTGCCACGTTTCTCTTCTTTCTTTGTTTGGCAAATATTTTGCATACTTTGTATATACAGTTATATCCGATAAAATTTGCTTGTCTAAGCTTAAACTCATAATTATTTTTTAGTTTTTAGTTATCTATTTCTAATGCGAAATCTACGAATGGCAAATAAAACACATGAGTACTAAATGTAGGTTCCTCATATGTTCTAAACCCAAATAATATACCTGGATATAATCCAACTGATATACTCCAATACTTATCTCTTGGAAATTCCGGTTCTTGTTCTGGCAATTCTTTTTTCTTTGTCATTTGTTTTTGGTTTTTAAAATTAATTCAATTGTAATATCACATTCTGATTGTTTCTGTGGCTTGTATAATGTTCTAGTGTCGTTATTATCCATCATCCACTTTTTAAATAGTTTCCATCGTAAAGGAAAAGATTCATTTGCACGCCCTTTAGTTTCTATTATAAAGTCTTTACCAATAAAATCTGGTGTATACTTTAAGTTTAAAACCTTTTTGTTTCCTCTGTCTATAAAATCGCCTTTACCGTTTGATTGTTTTTCTATCGAAGCGTTCTCAAAAGTAAATGAAGGCAGAAGTTCAAATGTTCTACCTTCATATTCAAAGTCTATATTAGCATCTTTCAATGCTTTATACATATACTTCTCTAGGCAAGAAGCAAATGTAACCCCGTCATATATTACCTTCTTTGCTACAACGGGGCCTTTCTTTCTTTTAATTTTCTTCATCCGGGTGTCTAAAGTTTAAATGTCCGTTGGCTGTGTCAGATATAAATCTTATTGGTTCATCTATAGTAAATGAATAATGATCACCACGACCATTCCCAGGCTTCGAACGGTTCTTTTTTTTTACACGAATTTCAAATGCATCTATAACATCTATTTCGTTCAGTTCTTTTAGCAATGCTTTTTCTTCACGCAATGTAGATATTTCCTCTTTTAAACGCTGAAGATATAATGTAGCATCCATTAACTCTTCTTGCAAATGATTTAGCCAAACAAATACATCAGATTGATCATTACGCAATGTTTTACCGTATTTTTTAAATCCAACATCAGATCTATCTACAAATTTATTTACTACAGATTGTACAACAGGATCTCTAAACTTAATTTCTTGTTTCATATTATAGTGTTTCTTTTACAAATGTACCGTTAACCATTTTGCCCTTACGGCTTGAAATTACTGAATAAGCTGATGTAACACAGTCTTCAATTTTTAATCCTTCTAACGCAGCTAGATTAGTTAATACAACAACCATATCGCCAATAGCATCAATGAATTCTGGTTTGTCATTTTTTAAGATTGCTCTTGCTAGTTCGCCAGATTCTTCTAATAGTTTTATATATTGCGTTTTAGTATCGCCATTTTTATATATACCTCTAGTTTCAGCCCACAATCTAATAAGATCATAAACATTGCCAGGATCAAAATAACTATTATCTTTTTCGGGTTGAGGCTTATGCTCTATAGCCATTGATTTTTTGCCTAATGATTGTGCAAATTCATCTAATGCTTTATTATATACGTAAGATCTAGCCGGGTTAAACATAGAAGTACTAGCATTTTTAGTTATCCATTCTGCCAAATCATCTGTTAAAACATATTTGCCAAAACCAGTTTCTATTTTAATTCCTTTGTTGTCCATTAGATTGCCCTTAAGTTTATTAACTGGACATGGAAAAGTTGTTGTTTGTTCTGTTACGTTTAATACCATTTTATTTAATTGTTTTTGAGTTAAATTCTTATAAGATTGCCTATCTATTTTATAACCGTAGATAGATTGAAGTTCTAGTTCTCGATCTGATATATAATTTATATCATCACTAGTCTCTAAAACTTCATATTCATGTTCTTTATAGCCTTGCTCACGCGTAACCCTTTTATTAAGATTACGTGTAACGCCGATCTTTTTACCAAAAATGTGATAGAGAAAATACATATATTAGATTAAATAGCCACTTTTGCTGAAATAATAGGGCCGTGTTTATAATTAAGCAGTGTTAATGCTCCGTTTTCGTAAATGTACTCTGGAAGGTCAAAAGTTTCTTGTTCAAAATATTTGCGTATAGCATCATGTTGATTGTCATAAATATGTGCATCTACAATCTGAACTTCCAATAAATTAGCTTTTAAGTTTACTTTTTCAGAAACATACAAAAGTATCTTAGTAAACAAAGCAATATCATAAGGTATGCCTAAAAATAAATCCCCCGATCTTTGTACAACAAACATATTAAGTTTGCCGTTATTCACAAAGAATTGGAAATATAAATAACATGGAGGCAATCGCATTTGATCTAATTGAGCAGGATTCCATAAACTTATGATGTGTCTACGACTGTCTGGATCGTCAATTAAATTTTTAATAAGCATTTGCATCTGATCTATATTTTGATCGTTAAAATTGCGCATTTGATGCCCATAAACGGGTCCAAGATCTCCATTCTCATCAGCCCAAGCGTCCCATATCTTTACCCCTGCATCTCTGAATCTTTGTATATTAGTTTCGCCATTAATAAACCATTCAAATTCTGTATCAAAAGTTTTTTGAAACATCTTTCTACCGGTTATAACAGGAAAGTATTTTGATACATCTAATTTTAAAGACGCATTGAATATGGAACTACATCCAATACCTGTGCGATCGTCCCGATGAACACTTGAAAAAAAACACCTCTGTAATAAAGCTTTGTATTGAAATTCGTATCTTTCCATCATATTAAAATAATTCATTATCTAATGATTGTTTTTTTACTTTTGTTTCTTTCTTTGGAATAACAAGCATAGGCTCTATCTTTATATCATTGTTATATTTGTTATAATAATAAAGATAAAATCTATACATTTGTTTCCATACATCAATCTTTTTATAAGTTGATGGGCTCAGACTTGATTTGCCATTCATTGTAATGCAAATGTACCATTCTAATGTAGAATTTGCATAAGGAGCTATATAAATACCATTATCAATGCACCATTTAAAAGCGCTGAACTCTGATGGGTTAGCTGTATAATTGCCCATGTCTATTTGGGATTTCTTTTTATAACCCATTTATTCCCAAGGCATTTTTTCTTCAGAACTTATTGCCGGTATATGAGGGATAAAACAACCTGACGCTGGTTCCCATTTAAAATGGCATTCAGCCCCATTCTCACCTAAGTTTTGAAACTTACATTTAAGAATCTTTACTTTAACAGTTTTGTCTTCATAGTTTCTGTGAACTAATAAACCATGATAAGATGCATCGTACCATTCGCCGCCGCCTTTAATATTGTACATTGTAGGCTCTTCAATATTACCTTTTGAATCTTTGTACATTTTAGTAGGGTGAGCTACAATCATAACTAGTACGTCATACTTCTTAGCAAAGATTTCTATCTGGCTTAAGTACTCTAATGTATAAACATTGACATCGCCAGAGGCATCTGCAGATCTTACTTTGTTAAATGGATCAATGACTAAGCATTTAATTCCTTTACGTTTAACTAGCTCAGCTCCTTTACGTAATACAGATTCTAATGTATAACGTTCCATGTCAATAAAGAAATAATTATCATTAACATGATCCGCTACTTGATTCCACTTTTCAGTTTTAATATCTTCAACTCCCGGCATGCCTTGCCATGTTTTACGCATTAACTTATGAGCATGCAAATATGTTGGATGATTCTCTGGAGAAGCATAAGCAGTTTTCCAACCATACTTCTCATTATAACCAACAACCATTTGATCTACAAAATCAGATTTACCACTGCTGGGTATACCAGTAACAGTAATAAACTGGCTAGTATAAGTTGAAAAAATACTATCAAAATTATCCAACCCAACTTGGAAACCTGGTTTAAAACCATTTCGCACAAAGTCCGTGACTTCATCTTCAATGTCTCTGAATGTGGTAACGTTTTCAAGCGGTACAGGCTTTGATCTTGATATTCTTTGTGATAATGCTTCTTTGCCGTATTTAATTAAGTATTCGTTTGCATCTTTACAATCATCAAACGTTGCAATATAACAAGTTTCTGATCCTAGTCTTCTTACTAATTCAGTCTGCAAAGCTTGACCAGCCGCGTCTGAATCAACTGCAATAATAATCTTTGTTTTGTCTTCAAAATAATCAATACAATTATCTAAGTACTCAAGATTGTTTGTGCCTAATGTTGCGCCGTTTGGAACAGATATTGCATTAGTGATTCCTGCTTCATGTAATGCTAACACGTCCATTTCGCCTTCAACAATTACACAATATTCAAATCCTACAATGCTGTTAATATTATAGAATACTTTTTCAGCTCCCTTGAATAATTTAAAATGCTTGTGTCCATCTCTGTATTTTACATTGATAAGTTGATCGCCAATGAAATAATTGAAATGTATAGCATTTTCAGTCTTACCAGTTTGAGGCATAAATTCAGGCCCCTCTGTAACTTGTAACTCTGTTAATGTTTGCTCTGATATTCCTCTACTATTAAACCATTCAACAACTTTTGAAGTAGCCGGAAGTAAAAGCGATGTTGGTCTAACATAAACTTTTTCGCTTGCTCCTTTACGTTGATAGGTATGTAATTGAAAAGTCTTACTACAGTTGTGACAAGTTCCTATACCACGTTCCCAGTCATAAGAAGCACACTTTGCTTTCTCATTCTTAGGTTTTCTGTCTGGCGAGCATATTGGACAAATGCCTTGAGACTTTCCTTCTTCAAGCTTATGTTGATTGAATTGGTCAATCAAAAAACCATTTATCTCTGTTGTTTGCATTTATTTAATTTAATTGTTACATATATATTATCAAATTACAATCGTGTTTAGATTGTAAGAACTACTTATTCTAGATAGAAAAACCCCAATTAATGGGGTTTAACTAACTACAAAAAGCTGTCCAGACTAGATCCTACTTTCGCTGTCTAGAGTTCGTCCTGCTTTAAAAAAAAGACTTATATGCTGATCTTACGGTAAGCATTATAAGTACAATTATATTTTAGAACTATCCTATATAGTTATCGCTTTTTCTCAAATTGTCTATTGCGAATAAAGGTTGGATATTTGAATAATGTGAATATATAAATAACTCTTCATTAGTTTTACACCAACTTAAAGGAACTATATGATCCAAATGCCATTCACTCATGTTATCCCAACTCATTCCATTAACAAATTTTGATTCTATATATTTAAAAAATTCAGTATGAGAACAACCTAATAACGTACTAGAATTTACTCTTTTGTTTAATAAAGAATATGCGGCTGTTCTTATTCTATGCTTTAATTTCCTAGCCGGATCTTGCATTTTTTTTCTATTAGCATCCTTATAGTTTAATCTAGCATATTTTTCTCTACCTCTTTGCTGTTCAGCTTTTACAAAGCGTGGATCACCTATACGTTCTTCGTAATTTTTAGATCGTTGTATTTTTACACACACTTTGCATCTGTGTAACACGCCGTGCTCACCGGATGTATGCTTATAAAAATTAGATAAACTTAGTGTATTTTTACACCCTATACATTCTATTTCCATGTTTGTAATCACTTAAAGTTAAAAAGGGAGATCGAAATCAGGAGCAGGAGCTCGTTGTGCAGGTTGTGATTGTCCACCATCAGTTCTTGGAGCAACTGCAACGTTGTCTCCATTCGTCCATACTACTTTTACATTTCCAAGATAAACTTTTGCTGCTTTCGCGTCACGTTCTTCTTTTGATTGTTCTACTAAAATTGGACCTTGATTTCCAAATTGATCAACTTCGTCATTAATTGTAATTGTAATTGGTAAGTACTTTCCTTTAGCACCATCAATAATTTTGTGCTTAGGAATTTGATTTAAATTTATGGATGCTTTCAATATTGTAGCCATTTTTTTATAGTTTTAATTGATTATTATTAGTTAAATAGTTCACTGCTTTTAATACTCCTTCAAGATTATCACCTAAAAATCCAATACCAGAATTACAAGACATACATAGTATTCCTCTTATGTTATTTGTTTCATGGCAATGATCAATATATGTTGATCTCTTATCAAGTATTTCTTTACTGCAACAATGGCAATTAGTACTATCCATCAATGATTGGGCTTGATCTAATGTTATTTTATAATTCCTTGCTCTTGATGATAAACATTCGCAAGCTTTACATCTTGATTTTAATCTACCCGTATCTGTTCTATTATAGAACTCTGTTAATGGTAATTCTAATTTGCAATAGGTGCATGCTTTCATATTATAATGTTCGAGTTACTAAAAATTGGTTAGGATCGAAATCCTCTGTTTTATAAAATAAGTCGTAAGCTTCTACAGCTCGCATAACTTTGTCTTCTCCATTTTGTAAGAATTTATCTGAACAATCAAATATTCCTATCTGATGTGTACCTTTGTCTATAGCCATAAAAATCATATCATATCCAAACAGTTTTTTATAAATGTATGCTTGACTATCATAATTATATTTCTTAGCTGAATAAGCAAAGTCTGTTATGTTAGAAGTTGTTTTAAGATCTACAATCAATCCTTCATCATGATTTATAATATCTGCTTTACCTTTCCACATTGCTCCGAATAATTCAACAATACCTGGAACTTCATACTCAACATTAAATCCTCTTATAAGATCTTTACAAATATTGTTCGCAAGCATTGTATCCTTCATTAATTCAATTCGGTCAGCTTCGTGTTGTAGCAGACATATTTCACCTCCAGATGCTTCTTTGTATATATTTGTATTCCTAGTTGATGCTTTGATAATTTTGTATTTATCTAGTTTATCAGGTTCAAGTATGGCGGTGTGAAAATAACCGCCAATTACAAAGTTAGGATTAGGATCTTGTGGAGCATTCATTAACGCAGGATTAGTAAGCAATGCAGATATGTTTGAGTTGCTTAGAAAATTGCGGCCGAATGTTCCATAATAATCTTCATCGTTTTTTAACTTCTCTAGTATTTCTTCTTTAGTCATACTATAGTTTAGATAAGATTAATTCTGCCTCTTCAGATAATGTATACTTAGCTTTGATTGTATCAAGTTTACCGCCTGTAGTTACAAACTGTAATGCTTTGTCAAACGCTGCATCACTTACATCAAGTTTTGCTTTTGCAACAGGTTCTGCTTTACCATGATCCGCGTCTTGAGTATCATCAATTAAGAATAGATTCCCTAATGCATACTTCTTACCATAACTTGACGCTGAACCAAACTTCTGGGGCATTTGCATTCCTTTTTGATCAAGATCAACCCCAACTATAGCTACAGCATGTATAGCACTATCTCCATCGGAAATTGTTGCTGTAGACTTTAGTATAGGGAATAATTGATTTGATTCTACAAGTTCTTCGGTTACAATAACTGATACGCCGAGTCTTAATAAAAATGGTTTAGTTGCTTCCAATATATCTTCTGCCGATCTAAAATTGTATTTTCCAAATGAATTAAACCTAGATTTTTTAGACTTAAATTCAGTCTGTATAATCGCTAGTTTTTCATTTAATGTTTGTTCTGTTTTTGCCATATAATTTGATTTAATTGTTTAGTTTCTATATTAATATAATTACGTATTTTTTATTTAATTTACATTTAACTTATAGGTAATCAAGGACTTGAGAGGGTTCTACGTTGTCAATTAACTTTTTAATTGCTTGTTTTTTTATCTCTGAAATTCTTACATAAGCGCTTGCCCCTTCGATACCTAATTTATCCGCTATCTCATTTGCCGAATACTTATCACAGTCTAATCCATAACTTAATCTTAATACTTCATACTCACGTTCATTTAAGTGTTTAGTCAATAGACTCTTTAAATATAAATTCATAAGGTTTATATTATAAGGCTCAGTTTGATCCGGAATTTGATAAAGCATGTTATCTTCGTCGTCATCATTAATCTGTTCATCGATGCTTAAGAATATGGAATTAAAAAACATTGCAACCATCGTATGGTCTTTGCCATTATCTTTTCTAATTTCATTTAGTTTATGTTCTGGAATCTTAATTGAGCCTCTATTAATATCAATAGCACGTCTAATTGAGCCTTTAATTCTTTTTGATAGAAACGACTTAATAGTTTTTTCTTGATCAGTAGAAGCGTTTAATGTATCCCATTCAATTTTATCAACAGCTAGTATTAACCCCATAGATCCATGTTGCATAAGATCCGTAATATCTAGTACTCCGCACGCTTGGGTTGTAGTTGAAAACTTCTTTGCAATATTCTCTACCAAAGGTAAAAACTTAGCAATAAGCCGGTCCCTTGGGTATGATTGAAAATCATTATTTAAACTATCTTTATTAGTTTGTTTAATATCTTCTTTGTATCTAATGTAATTTGGTATATTGTAACTTTTCATATTAATTTCTATTTTGTTTTATATTATTTTTCCATTCAATCCAAAATCCAATTGCAACTATTATATTCATCCAAAACGATACAATAATTTCATAAATATCTTTATATATATTCATAGTTAAATGAACATGCCCAATAACCCAGAAAGGTATTGCTAAATTACTTGCAAACCAAGTTATAAAAAATGTTATAAATTGTTTCATAAACTTTGGTTTAATAATTCTTTTTCTTTTTTTAATTCATTACCCATATTGCGATGTATAGTTCTTGGTGTACAATCAAAATGATCAGCTAATTTCTTAATTGTAATCTTTTGATTCAGATCATGAGTGTATAGCATCGCATCATAAATATCAGATTCAGTAACACGCTTAGTTTTACCAATCATTTTTCCTACTATAGATAACTTCTCACTCAAAGTTAATTTACAGTTATCCTTAAATATAATCTTACGAGTTTTATTATGAGGAGGTTCATCAAGATCTTTCAAAGAAACATCATACATCATGCTCTGCAATAATTGTTCACTAACATTAAATGTTACAAAACCATTTTGTTTATCACATATATGCCTTACTATTGTTTCAAACTCATCCTGATCTACATTAGGATTCAAATACCATATAACATACAAATGCCATTTCAATGCTTTATATGTTGGTATCTTAGCCTTGCTTCTAAATAGTTCATAACATTCAGTAGTACCACTTTCATAGAAAGAACCCCATTCAAATGTTTCAGTTGGTTTATCATTAATTGGTCCACGTCTATATATCACTCTTCGCTTGTTTAAATATTCTATGTTACGATTGTATGACATTAGCTTACTATTTTTTATATTAATTGGCTAGTGTCACACTTTATATTACTCTAGTCCTAGTTGTTATTTTAAACTGGTTTTAAGTTTATTTATTTTTTCTTGTATTTCAGCCATTTTTTCATATTGCTCTGCTTCTAAATAATCAGCCTTAACTAAATTCAACGCAACTATCTCTGCCAGTACAGCCTCGCGGTCTGTTGTAGTAATGTAATGAGTATTTTTATCCCATTCTTCTTGCTTTTTAAGCATCTTTTGAAATACTAATTCCGCAATTCGTTCCATTTGATATTCTGTCATATGTTTTATTTTATATTATTATCATTAATTGATCGTGTTTCTATTGTAAGCTTTTTTAGATTAGCTTTTAATTTATTAAACTCTTTTTCTGTTGAGTTACGTTCATTAAGGCATCGATCACAATATAAATCATTAGTAGGTTTGCCTACAGTAATAATTGTTCTACATAAATGGCAAAGTGTTGCCCCTCTACCATTATTAAACTTGTGAATCGGCTTCATCTCGTCGTTTTAAAATTTCTTTACAGTCTTTAATAGTGTATATACCCTGGGCTGTATTATCTAATGGGAATACAAGCGTATTATCAGGTAATCTACTAGCTAATGAATTCATCCACCTACTATTATGCATTGTTCTAAAAAATACTTTTTCAAAGAATGAAGTATCTATATAGTCATGTAAATCGCCATTCTCATCTACTAATTTACTTAATTCTACTTGTCGTTGAGGTATTCCAAATGTTGTACTCATTTTTTTTCTTTTTTAATTGTTTCTTGTTTAGGTTCTTCAGGTCCGCAGTCACAATAAGTTGTATGGCCGCAATAACATTTAGTTTCTTCTTTCATATTTCTACTATATTACCATTGCTTGTTAATTTTCCAAACTTACCATCTGTCACTACTGATCCATTACTAAACCAAGTATCATAAGCACTTAGTTTTAACATTCCTGCATTAATAATATCTTTGCAGTTATGAATATGACCAAACATCATATACTTTGGCTGCATTTCCAATACTAAATTCAACAAAGACTTATCGCCACAAGATTCCATATTGTTATTGCGGTCAAAAGACTTGTCTAAGCAACCTTTAGGCGGCCCGTGAACAACAATTATGTCGCATGGCTCGTGTATAGCAAGCTTCCAGAATCTTTCAAGTTTAACGCGATCTTTCATGAACGCCCATTGCCCGAACTGTGGCGTGTGTGGTGATCCAAAGATTTTAATATCTTCAATAGTTACGTATTCATTTTCTAAATATATAATGTTGTAGTCTTCAAAATCTTTTTTAGTTACTAATCCTTTCTCAATACTAGTATCGTGATTACCTGCTACATAAATTTTATGTTTAATAGGTAATTCTTTATACCAATGAATGAATTCTCTAACTTCTGGTTCATTATTGTATGGATCACGTGGATTGCTACAATCACCAGAATGTATCACTAAATCAATTCCTTCAGGAATAGTTAGTAAGTCATGATACATGTGTGTATCTGATATGTGCCATATTCTCATAATTCTTTTTCTTCTATGAATTCTTTAAATCCGTTTATAATTGTTGATTGGTCAAAGGTAGCAGATATTAACAAGCCATAAAATATTTCTATATATTCGTTTACACTAGCATCTTCGTAATTAGTTTCAACAGACATTTTTTTACCGTAATTTTCAATTGTTATTTTCATAATTTATTATCTTTTTCTATTAATTTAAATATATAACTCCATACTTCCATTTCAAATCTATCGCGAGCATTTAATTCTAATTGCCTATCTTTATCAACTTTCCAATACAAACCTGTATCATTAGCATCTCTTGTTGCTTGTATTAAGCATGATTCAATTTTTTCTCTTGCGGCTTCTTTTACTTTATCTTTCATATTATATAGGTCTTGTGATTATACTTTCGTTTGAGTTTCTTACATTTACTTTTTCTGCTTCATAATAATTCCAGTATGCTTCAACGCTATCACCAGGAACTTTGTATTGATCAGGCATACATTGAGGCATTGGTGTTAAATCAACTTTAGTTACATTTTTAGGAGACTTGCTTAGTACTCCACCACACTTTATAATTGTTAAATGTGTTTTATTATAACGTCTGGTATATTCTTCACCAAGCGCTATCATATGATCATACAACCATTTGTAATTAGAGGTAGACTCTCGTGCCCATATTGCTGACGGATGATTCTTGTGAGTAACTTTATAAGGAACATCAGCAGATTCGCCATCAGATATTACATGCGCAGTACACAATAATTGTGCAGATTCTAGGATCATTTTTACTACATGCTTGTTATACATATACTTAGCCGCTTTTTCAGGGTCCGTAGATAAATAAAATATATTCATAATTAAAATTTAGTTATTAATAATTCTTTTGTTTTAAATTGAGGAAATAAAGTTTTATATTTTTTTATTGCTTCAACTTTAGTATAATAGTAATATCTCATTATATACTTTTCTGATATATAATCATACGGTTGTATTGTTATCATGATTAAATTGTTTTTGTTACATTAATATTATCAATCTTTGATCGTGTTTAGACTGTAAATTTTAATTAGGAACTAAAAGGGGAATCGAACCCCAAAACCCGTCGGTCGTAACATGCCTAAAAGGCCCAGTACTTAGTTCTTTAACACAACCTCTACACTACCTTACCGCGCGGATCAGCAGGACAATTGTGTATAGCAACTATGCTTTCTTAAATCTGTAGAAAGCCAAAACATATTTGTTAAGGAATTTACCTTTAGACGAGGCATCTCTCAATCCATTCATTACGTGAGCAGGTACGCTTAGGTATTCGTACTCTCTACCGTTCTTGAATAGAACAAATAATCGTTCAACATTTGGATAGTAAGCGACTTCTGAGATTGCGCTAGAATTTACTTCTAAAGTTTCAATTAAATTTACATTCATATTATTTGTTTTTAAATTTTTCAAACAATTCTTTCCATTCTTTTTCTGTTTTAAATTATTGATTTTAAGTGTAATAAACTTATTTTTATACAATAAACTTATAAGGTTTATTATTTCTTTTTAGCCTCTTCTTTTGTAATAATTATTTTGTAATTAGGTTTAAGTGGTATTTTTTTCATTCCTATAAATTGATGATATTGTTCTTTAACAGTTTCAATTTTTTCACAACTTTGATTTTTAACAAACCATTCAAGGAAGTCATCATCAATAGCTTGTACACCCTCTTTGATTAAGTCTTGGTCTGTGGTTAGGATGATTTTTTTGTAATCCTTTCTTACTTCCCAATAATCTTTGTCATCAACAACCCCTTTTCTGACTAAACTACCATCTAAATAATAAGATAGTCCAATATATTCATCAGAAGTGATGTGGATGTTAAATCTTTTGTATTCAGCTCTTTTAGTTGCCATATCTGCCAAGCATAGTCTATCAATTGTATCATACTTTTGTTTAACTAACCTACTTGGTTTGTCTGTTGGCAATACGTGTATGTTTTTCATAAATCTTATTTGTTTTTAAATTGTTCGTTGTAGTATTGTTCTGCATAAAATCTATCAGACATAACTATTTTATCGCTTTCATATTTTCCATTTTTATAAGCATCAATTATCTGTTGCTTTTCCATTTC